AGGGCATTCCGAAGCTGCGGAACAGTATTTAGACAGCTCTGTAACGGTATTTAATAAATTAGTAACACATAATGTAAAACATGCACAGCATGCCACAAAAACGTTCACAAATCAGTTCTGGAAAAAGGGAGCATAAAATGACATTGGAAAAAGCATTGGAAATTGTAAAGCTAGCAATAGCTACTAAAAATGAGAAAAACGAAGTTATCGTAAACGACATGCTGGAATTTTCAGTAGCAGTTACAGTAATACAGAATAATTTAACGCCGCAACAAATCGATGGAGTATTTAATGAGTAATTTTGGAAGTGCAGTAAAATTAAGTGACAAAGCAAAAGAATTAGGAGTTAGTTCTCGTGAGCTAATGGCATTGCTAAACGATGCAGGATACGTTTATGCAAACGGTAACGCTTCTTTAAAAGCAGACGCATTGCAGTTTTTATTTTTAGAACATGAAAGATTATTAAATAAAACAGAAGTAGCAGACGCAATTGAAAATGCTTTTGTTGCCCCGATTGGTGACAAGTTTGCGGTGATTCGTATTTTAATAAATGCTAAACTGGAAGTGCAAGAAGTTTCCCGGGAACTTTTTGAAAATAGAACAAGAGCTTATTACGAACTGAGTTACTTAAACTCTAAATATGAGATTGGAAGATGATTTTAAGTGTATTATCATTATTTAGTACTGGAGCTTTTCTAGCTTGCACTGTAACAACTATTTACTTTGCATTTATGGAAAATTATGGAGCTTCTGCTGGATTCGGTTTACTTTCTTGTGTTTGGTTCGGGTTAATGATTGCGTTTGGCTATGCTTATTTGTTGATTGATAGCAAGTCTAAGCTTTAACGTTGACAAATCTGACGTAGACCTGTACGGTGTATTTATAACTTATTTTGTAGGTTATATATATTTAAACAAGGAAGTAAAATGAAAAAGTTAAAAATGGCGATTGTAATCCTAGCTGGATTGCTATTGCTAACAAGTTGCGGAAGCGACTCTCCGCCGAGTGGAGCAGACTCCGGTCACACTCAGAATCCCGGACAAATGGCTGGACCAGATCCAGTAAACTTGCGTACTGCAGGTAATTTTGTAATCCTAGCAAAGGCTGCAATTTCAACAGTGGTGCCTTCGACTATTACTGGAAATTTAGGAGTGAGTCCCGCCGCTGCATCTTTTATTACAGGATTTTCTTTAGTAGCCGATGCTTCAAATGTTTTCTCAACTTCAGCTCAAGTTACTGGAAAAATCTATGCTGCGAATTACGCAGTCCCGACTCCGAGTAATTTAACTACTGCAGTTTCAGATATGGAAGCAGCTTACACCGATGCTATGGGCAGACCTAATCCGGATGCAACTGAATTAGCTAGTGGAAATATTAGTGGACTAACTTTGGAACCTGGACTATACAAATGGGGAACTGGTTTACTAATTGCCTCTGATGTTTATTTTAACGGAGGATCTGAAGATGTAATTATTTTACAGATTGCCGGAGGAGTTACTGTAGCTTCTGGAATGCATATAATTTTAACTGGAGGAATCCAAGCTAAGAATATTTTCTTTGTCGTAGGAGATGTTGTAACTGTAGGTACAGGAGCACACATGGAAGGGAATATACTTTCCCAAACATTAATTGCAATGCAAACAGGAGCAACAATTAATGGAAGATTATTAGCACAGACTGCAGTCACGCTCGACCATGCAACTGTAACGGCACCATAGGAATATATGCAAAATTTTAAAATAGCAAAAAAATGGCTACCAGATTTACCAGATCACAGAGATCTAAAATATAAAATGTCAAATATGAAACTTCCAGTATCTATGGATTTACGAGACGAAGATTCCGCTATAAAAGATCAGGGGGATTTAGGCTCGTGTACTGGAAACGCAATTGCAAGTTTAATTGAAGAAGAGTTAGTAGCTAAAACTGAAATCTCTGCTTTATTTATTTACTTTCAGGAACGAAAACTGGAAGGCTCGATTAGTAATGATTCCGGAGCATCGATTCGAGACGGGATAAAAGCATGCGCTAAAGTTGGAGCTTGCTCTGAACAGTTTTACCCATATATTGTGGAGGCATTTAAAAAAGAACCTTCCGCACTGGCTTATGCAAACGCAATGCATAGAAAACTTCTAAGTTACCGCCGGGTAAGTAATCTAAAAGAAATGCTAGATTGTATAGCTTCCGGGCACGGCATAGTAATGGGATTTACAGTATATGAATCTTTCCTAACTGAGGAAGTTGCTAATACTGGAATAATGCCTTACCCTAAACTATTGGAAAGAGCAGCCGGAGGGCATGCAGTAGTTGCTATAGGGTACAATACTCATAAAAAGATGTTACTAGTTAAAAACTCGTGGGGAGACGATTGGGGTCAAAATGGCTATTTTTGGATGCCATTTAAAGTTATACAAAATCGTAATATGAGTGATGACTTTTGGACAATAATGATGTAGACTATACGTAGAAGGCATCGCAAGGTGCCTTTTATTTACAAGGAGCATAATATGCAATACATAATTACAGAGAACGGACAAAAAGTGGAAGAGCTAAATGGTAAAACAGAATTTGTAGGATGGTACATAGGAGAATTCGGATACGGCTGCGGGAATCCCGGAAGTATTGCTGACAATCTTACAGTATCGAGTAGTACATATTTAGGTAGAGGCTTTACTGTTACGACGCAGAAATACAATTCAGAAGCAGACGAATTACTCTTTGAGTTAGAATTAGCGTTAGACGGAACACCTTGGCATCCCGGAGTACAAATAAGTACAGGATGCCAACATAAAAAAAAGTATTTAAATAAAATATCAGCTAACTTACAGTTTTGGGTTTGTCCGGACTGCAAACAGGAGATTTAAAATGGATTTAAAACAATTAAAGTTAACAGCAATTACAGCTCTTGCTGGAGTAGCAGTAGGGTATTTTTTACTGCCACACAAAACTAAAATCGAAACGCGGGAAGTTGTAAAAGTGGAAGTTAAAGAAGTTGTAAAAGAAAAAAAGAATACGGTGACGAAAATTGTACACGTAAAAGATCCTTCGGGAGCTGAGACGGATACGACAACAATTACAGATACAGGAGTAATAGATACTGTATCGAATTCGACACACGAGACGCTAAACGAGCGTATAGTGAGTCAAAATGGAATCAGCCTAGGAGTTTACGCTCTATCTGATATTAAGCTAAAAAAGCCTGACTACGGCGTTTTAGTGGATGTTCCAGTAGCTAGCAAGGTAAGTGTTTTTCTTACTGGTGATACAGAAAAAAGAATTGGAGCCGGGATTCGGTTACAGTTTTAGGAGTTATTGTGAATTTTTTAGAAAGTATTTTAGGTATAGTTATTTTTGGATTTATTAGCGTTTTAGCATACATTGCCGGACGAGCCATAATTAGGATTTTTATAGATGAAAAATAGGAGATAGTATGCAAGTTATTACGTCAAAAATTATAGATAACAAAGCTGTGCAATTAATTGGTAATATTTATAATTTAGAATTTTATTCAACAGTAGGTGATCCGGAAGAAGTCTATGTCGTAAGAGACAAGACAGTATTGGGGAAGATAATATTAGAAGCTTCGCAAGCTGAATCTTCCTGGGCTGAAATTGTTCATATAGAGGAGTTATAAATGCATTTTTTAGCAAGCGCAGTTAGCGTAATTGTTTTAGGTTTTGTTTTTGCTGTAGCATTTTTGGTAGCTAGGGCTATTTTTAGGAGTATTTTTAATGGGTAAAATACAGAAACTTAGCCACAGTGCCCGAGAAACTCTGGAGACGTGCGGATACAAATACGAATTACATTACGAAAAACGTTACAGGAGTATTCTAACTTCTTCTGCGCTACTTTTCGGGAATGCTTACGACGAGGCACTAAACATACTTTTATTGGAACGTAATCTGGAAAAAGCTAAACAAGCGTTTATCGATAACTGGCTACAGCACGAGCAGAATTTTAATATTGACTATTACAAGTCAGATTTAATGCTGGAAATTGTAGACGACGAAGTTCAGTGGGATATTGCCGGAGTAACAGACGCAAACAAAAGAGCACATTACGAGCATTTTTTTAGCATGGAAGCAAAAGGGCTAAAAATGTTGGAAGCTTACGCGGAACACATTCTGCCTAAAATTATTCGTGTAATTGCTGTACAGAAAGAATTCCAAATACCGTTCCCGAAGCAAGGCGGATTGGTTCGGGGAATTATCGACTTAATTGCTGAAATACAGTTACCAGACGGTAGCATTGTTGCAGCTATTTTAGATAATAAATCTACTTCAGCGCCGTACCCGAAGAACAGTTTTAAAACAAAAGAACAGACTGCGCTATACAATGCAGCGTATCCAGAATACAAATTTGTAGGATTTCTCACAATAAATAAAAAAGATTTCAGTACACAAATTATTGTCGGGGAGCCTCCGCCGGAACTGATCGCGGAAACTCTGGAAAAATTCAGTAAAGCTTTTACAAAAATTAGTAAAAGAAGTTTTGCTAAAAATAAAAAAGGATGCTTTGCGTTTGGAAAGAAATGTCCTTTTTACTCGCATTGTTTCGGTTCCGGTTTCGGAGCCGATATTTACGAAAAGGTGGACGAAAATGAATAGTTTAGTAGAGTTATTTTTAAGTTTTTGCGTAGGCGTTTTATTTTTAAGTTTTATTGGATTAGGTATCTTTTTAGTAATTACATTTCCAAAAACAGTAATAGGATTTTTAGTTATACTTTGGATTACAATTCTAGGAAGTGAATTATGAAATCTAAAATGTACCAAGTAAAATTAGCGCTTGACTTTGTATTAATTTTTGTGCTATTGTTTAGTCCGGAGCTTAGCGCACAGATTAAAGTGGTAATAATACTTTTAGCTTTCGACTATACCATGCTGTGCTCAAATAGAATAGATAAATTACAACAGGAGAAAAAATGAAAATTGAGGACTTAAAAAAAGTACACAAACGCACTTTAGCAAAAATGTTTGGCAGTAAAACTGGTAAGCTAAAAAAGAAACATTTAGTTAGAGCTAAATTTAAAGTAAGAAATTCAACAACTGATTTTTCCCGAATTACCGTGGAAGAATTAGCAATATTGGGAGTATAAAATGAAATTAGTAGTATTAATTAGTTTGCTATTTAGTTTAGCAAGCTGTAGTTACGTGGAGCAAGGAAAAGCGGGAATCGTCACAACCTTTTCGGGAAGAATTAACGATGATATTCGTACTTCAGGTTTTGAATTTGTTGTTTTAGATTCTATGCAGACAATAGATTTAACTCAAAATATCGTACATGCTGATAACGTTACTGCGAGGGATGCTGACAGTATTCCATTACAGGAGTTAGACGCAAATTTAACTTTTGATACAAACCCAGAAAAGGTAATTGCTTTTTACAAAAAAACTAAAAGCATTGCTAGAATTAAAGATGAGAACGGGAATGCTAATGACGTTTTAGGTTATAATATTTTACAGAAAGCTTTTGTAAACGAATTGCAAAAATCTGTAGCACGTTTTAAATCTAAAGATATTACTTCGAACCGAGTAGCGATCGAGGATGAAATTAAAGAAGCTTTACAAAAAACTATTAATGAGCAATATGGTGACATTTTCAGAATCGTTCGTGTGAATTTGAATACTATAAAATTAAATGCTGACATTGAGAAATCATTACAGTTAATTCAAGTTACCCGAAATCAGCAGTTAGAAATTAAAGCTCAGCAGGAGCAGGTAGCAATGCGTAAAGAATTACTGGATGCAGAAATGAAAGTAAAAGCTGAAGTAGCTAGTCGTTACGGAATCGGAATGCGAGACTATTTAGATTACGAAGTCAGAAAAGATTTTAATAAAGCAATTGGAAATTCAAATGCGAATTTACAAATCCACGTAGGAGGAAAATAATGAGAACATCAGAAAACTTAAACGAAATTGGAGCAGCGTTAGCGTTAGCTCAAGCAGAACTTTCCACAGCTAAAAAAGACAGCTCAGGATACGGATACAATTACTCCGACCTTGCTAGCGTTTTAGCGACAGCAAAGCCAGTGTTAGAAAAAAATGGTTTATCGGTAACTCAACTTGTAGGTAAATCTACACTTACGGAAGTTTCCCTGACAACTATTTTATTACATAAATCTGGACAATACATTTCAGAGGAATCCAGTATTGGTATTCCAGAAATGAATAAAATAAATGTAACTCAAAAAGCCGGTGCAGCTATTTCGTATTTAAGAAGATACAGTTTGCAAGCTATTTTAGGCATGGCATCTGAGGATACCGACGCTAGCACAGAAGCTAGACCTGTTCCGCAAGCTGTAGTAGTGAAGGCTTCCGCACCTAACTTACCAGAAGGTAAATTATCTACTGCTGCAACTTTAGCCGATGGGAATACACCGCCAAAACTCACAGATTCTGCAGCAAAAGCAACAGTAAAAGCACCAAGCTTTTCAAGAAATAAAACAACAGCTAAATCTGAAAATGATTTAGGTATTTAGGAGTAAAAAATGTCAGAAGTAAAATCAAATTATCCAGTAGAATTCGCAGCATTGTACGAAAATGTAAACTCGCAAACAGGTGAGAAATTCCTACAGATTTCAGTATTTAAAGATATTGAATTAAAAAAAGGAATGAAAATCCAAGTTGAGGACCCAAAAGCAAAATACGAAAGGATTTTTAACTCTCCGAAAAGCACTGAGGAATTTAAGCAAACTATGCGTGAAGCACAGGCTAAAGAATCTCCACAGTTAAAAAGAAGATTACTAGTTAAATTGGGCTAAGTCCCTAAAAGCCAAATGATAGGCGTAGAGGTTTGCCGGAGCCTAAAATCCGGCTTTTTGGAGTTTAAGTGGCTAAGCTGACCATAGACGATTGGTTTCCTCCGGGATCTCGCATTCGGAGAGAGTGGGACGAAATGATACGAGAAACTCAAATAGCTATTTCCAAGTATTTATCTAGGAATAAAACAAAACCTGTAAAAAATAAGTTAATGAATTTGCCGCCAAGTGAGATTTTAAAAAAGAAAGCTTGACATGTTTTTTAGATATGATACACTGAATTAGGGGGAAAAATGAAAATACAAGAATACATTCAGAACGTACCCAACAGTGAGCTTTACGAAATCTGTACAGACCTTTACAGAGTATCCTGTGACGATCCAGAAGTTGCTATAAACGCACTTATAGATTTACACCCGGAGCTGGAAGAGGACAATTCACACCTGTCAGATTTAATACCAAGATTTGAGAAAAGATTCCGCGAAACTATGCACGAAGTTGCTGTAATCGAGGAATGGGCGCGTATAAATGGGGAATACGAGTAGGAGGGTTTATGCAAATTAGCTATGTAATGGTAAAAAAGTATGATAATTTGTTAAGTGAGATTAAGTTAATCGAGGAATATATGGATATAATTCACAATTCCAAAGATAGACAAATTGTATTCGAAAGATACGTAAGTTTAATAGATGAAAAACTGGAATTAGAAGCTAGCTTTAAAGAACTAAAAAAATGGGGGACATTCAAATGCGTAGCATAATAATATTAACACTATTAGCTAGTTGCGGTAAAAATCCCACTCTAGCTGAATTAAAAAACACTAACGATAATTTAAATGTAGCTATGGAAAATACTACAGATCCTACTACTCAGGAAAATATTCAAACAGCTATTGATTTCGAAAGAATACAGATGGGTAAATTTGAAGGATTTGATTTAGCTGTAAAAGAAACTCAGCGGGAACTGCACCGTAACAGAGTAAAAAGAGAAGAAGAAAACTAGTGCCCTTAAAAGGAGGATGAATGAAAACGACAAAAGAGTTTTGGACTTGCGATAGAGGTATAGATATTTTAAAAGAAGGCAATTTTTTACCTTATGCCTACCCAGTTAGAGAAAAGGAACATTGTCATAAACACAAAATAACAGTCACCTTTGATTTACCTGAAAAGAAAATTGAAATAACAGAGAGTGAGTTTAGTGAAATATTCATGAACACATTTGGAACAAATTCCAGTTTAGATTTTTTAAATCTTAAAGAAAAGCTATTCGACAAAGGAGAATAAATGAACTCACAAGATGAATTAGAGAATAAGTGGAGAGAGGAGTTTGAGATTTATGTGCTTAATAATGACTCGCCTAGGGATCTTCAACTTGAAAGATACCCACACAGCATAGATGACTATGTAGATTTCGATACACATGAAGCATGGCTTGCTTATGCCAAAGCTCGTAAAAAAGCGCAGGAAGAAATAGATAAGTTGAAATATGATTTAAATAATTCCATGAATTACCATTGTGAAAATTTCTTATCCAATGATTCTGGGACTGTTTCATGTCAAGTGAAGAAATATAAATATAATTCGTATGAAAATGAAATCCAAAAGAGAGACAAACTTCTTGAGCAAGCGAAATCATATTTTGTAGAAAAAGATTATCCGACAGAGGTTGAAAAACAATGGTTAAAGGAAGTAGGAGAACTAAAATGAACTCACAAAAAGAATTAATGGAAGCGTTGTTAAGTGGAAAAGAAATATCAAATAAAACTCACATAGTTAAATTAGTAGATGGTCAAATAATGAGACAATTCCCTGGCGACTCTTCGTGGACGAGGAATAATTACATTTTTGAATATCCCGAAGACTGGTCAATCCACACTCCACCAAAAGAAAAGAAGGCTTATTATCAGTGGGTGAATAATAGGGACGGGATTGTGCTTAATTACCTATGCGATGAAAAGGGATTGTGTCCCAAGGGATATAAAAGTAACTTAATAGATTACACCAAATTCGGTGAAGCAATATTTTTAGAATAACAGAGGAGGATTAGAGATGAGTGATTATGATAAGAATATACATTTTAGTCCAGATGCGAAAGTGTGGGCTGATTTTTTTATGCGAACCAAAAAAGAACAAAATTGGAAAATAGAGGATATTGACGAAGGCTTAATGCTTGGTTGGTTTGCAAATGCGATGATGGCAATGCACGACTATTTAACCACACGACAGGCAATTAAAGAAGCTGAATTAATTTTAAAGAAGGAACAAAAATGACACAACTGTATTACAGACTCTGCGACAGCTTAACTGATAAAGGTAAACTAATACCAGTTACCACAGACGTTTATAGTCAATTACCGACACTAGATAGAGATTTCTATAAATCGATATATCTGTTTAACGAAAACCAATTTAAAGAGTTTTCAGAGCGTGGTAGCGTTGCTGGAATGAAAGACGTAATTACCAATAAACTAGCTTTCGATTTTGATCACCGACCAAATCCAAAAGATCCAGAAGATAATCCAGATTTAGCACGAGACGATGCAAAAGAAATCATTTCCCGTCTAAAGCAGAACGGGATTCCCGAGGAATCGATTCAGATATTCTTTTCCGGGAGCAAAGGATTCGAAGTTTCCGTGGAACTAAAAGATACTTTCTTAACACCTACAGAAGCTAAAAACATTGCGTCAAATTTGGCAAAAGGTTTAAAATCTTTTGATACTAGTATTTATAACGCTACTAGGATCTTTAGAATCCCTTTAACGAGACACAAAGATACCGGGCTATACAAAATACCTTGTTCAATTGCTGACCTAAATTCAACAGTGGACGTAGTGAAAGCTAATGCTAAAATAAACTATACACCCGACGATATTGCCGGAGCATGGCTTCCTGCAGCTTTGCCAGGCATCCTGAAGAAGCTGAAGGATGCAACTCCTAAAATTGAAAAGACACTTTCCGAAATTACTCCGGATTTAGATTTCTCTAAAATTGATTGGACAAAAAAACCAGATAAGCTCTCCCCGGAAAAATACGCACTGAGCTTAGGCTATTTCGAAGCGGGGGAACGCTCCCACGCGCTAATGATTTTAGGTGCTAGTAATAAAGCTATGGGAATGGACGAAACTCATAATTACTACGCTCTGAAAGCTGCAGCCGATTTACAAAGTGCTCGCACCGGATCAGATAAATTTTCTAAAGATGAAATTTGGAAAAACATTATTACTCAGATTTACTCTCCGCTTTGGCTCGGGGGAACTTATTCTGTAAAAACTGATGCACTATTACAAAAAATTAATGCACATATTCCTGCTTCTATAAAACAACAGGATATGCGAGACGTAGTAGGGATTGGAGAAGGGTACGAAGCATTTATCCACTATGCTAAAAACATAGATGAAAACACTATGCAGGTAGGTATTCCCGCTTTAGACAGACAGTTAAATTTCCAGCGTGGAAGGCTTTATAGTATTCTCGGCTCTCCGGGATCGGGTAAAACTTCCCTTGCTTTAAATATGATAAATCATACTAGTAAAAATAGTTACCATAGTATGTTCTTTTCATTTGACATGTCTCAGTATGATGTGATACAAAAGCTTACACAAAGACATACTGGAATGAAACGAGATGAGCTTTACGACATTTATACTTCTGATAATCATTTGGAAATCAAAAAGGTCCACGATATTTTACAGGATAATTACGCTAATGTATCCTTCGTTTTCAAGACAGGTCAGAGTATTGACGAGATTAAAGAGAGTATTGTCAAAAGAGAACAGCTCCTCGGTATCGACATCCCCTTAATTATTGTTGACTATCTGGAACTCGTACAGTCAAAATATTCCGACCCTACGCAAGCTTCTGCGGAAGTTATCCAAGGACTTCGGGAAATTGCTATAAATACAAATAAAATCGTCATAGTGCTATTACAGCCTAATAAAATGTCTAGTACTGTAGATCAGCCTATTACAAGCTATAACGCTGCTAAAGGCTCTGCCAGCGTTGCTCAGGCAGTTACAGCTATGCTTACAGTTCACAGACCGGGATACAGTTCCCGGACTCCTGAGTTTGATAATTATTTTAGTATTGATTGTGTAAAAAATCGTACCGGGCAACTTTTCCACGTGGATTTGGCTTGGAACGGCTTACGCGGAACTCTGCGGGAATTGGAAGAAATTGAAGCACAGGAATTACAGGAACTTTTACAGAGAAAAAGAGAAGCTGCGGGAGCAGACGGAGGGTTATTTTAATGAATTACATTAATGAGAAAATTTACGGGTTGCCAAAACCTTTACACAACGGTGTAAATACGTCGGCAACTAAAAAAAGAATAGGTAAAGAATACGTGTTCAAAGTGTGTATAACAGGAATAGAGTATTACAAAGTACACATCAAAAGACAAAATAAAAGTAAGATTAAATACTTTAAAAAACTAAAAGACGCTAAAATTTTCGTAGAATTTTTGCGCAAGAACAAATACTTTTAGGAGTAACAATGAAAAGACAAATACTAAATACGCTTTTAGGATTAGCATTAATTTCCCTCGGAGCTGGAGCTGCAGCAATTGGAGTACAGGTAGCATTTTACCTACAGCAGAATTACGTTTTTGATACTAAAAACTTTATAGCAGTTTGTGCTACAGTAATTATTCTATATTTAGCAAATAAAATTGGAAACATGCTTACGGGAGTAAAAAATGAATAGACCTTACGTTATTTTAAAAATAGCTTTAGGAATTCGTGCTTTTCCCGGAGCTAGCAGACAGGAATTAGCTAATAGGCTAAATACACACCTAAAAACTATTTCCACATATTTTTACGAAGCAGAAATGGTTTCCCGGAGCTGGCTACCCACTCTGGTTACGCCGGAACAATTGCAAATACTCTCTGGTGCAGATCTCACTGTTTTGTATTATTTGTATACTGCAGAGCCGGGAAATAAAGTGCATCACCATTGCTATAACGTAAATATGTGCGATAAAACTTTTGAGAAAGCTTTACGAAATTTACGTGCAATGCAGCTAATCGAACCGGGGACTCGGGGTAAGATAAATATGTATAATATCAATAAATTAGTTGATAGAGTTGACACAGTTTTAAATTAATGCTATTCTGTTTTTACCAAAGGGAGGTAGAAAATGAATACAACACACGTTAAAATTATGGCACAGAGCATTTCGGATTTTGGGGTAAACGCTAACGCAGGGAAAATTAGATTAGTAATGCGAGACAAAGAAGAAGTAACTGAATTAGTCAAGTGTGTACTCAGTATAAATAAAACTACAGGAATCCAATTGATTAATTTTATACAAAAGGATTTACATGAAATTAAATAGATTTATGGCAGTCCACTGGAAAAAAGTATTTGCTTTTTTAGTTGTTGGAATTACCGTGTCGCATAGCTACAACTACATGCAGTTTATTATTTACGGAGGATACTAATGATTTATAGTATAGACTCAGACAGTGCATACCGCGATTTGTTGGAAGCAATTTCAGCCGGGGAACTTACAAAACCGTATTTCCAAGGCGATCAGTTAATTTTTCAGGAATGCGAATTTGAGTTTTCCTCTAAATATTTACTGCTATACAAAATTAAATTTAAGCAATACAATGTTGTACAGAATGCTAGTGATTTTCAGGAGATGCTAGCTCACATTCGAAAATATGACATTTTAGCATACGATACTGAAACTACAGGATTAAACACCAGAAAAGATACTGTAATTGGCTTTGCTGTGTGCGGGTGCCCGGGAGAAGCTTGGTATTTACCGCTGTACGAATACAAAGAAGGATTCCCGACTCCGAATTCACTAGATCACATTTTAACATGGGTAACGGAACCGGGAGGAGCTGCTGACAGAGTAATTCGGGAACTCCTAAAAAAGAAACTAATAATGCACAATGCAAGTTTCGATATTCGAATTACTAAAAGTAACTTCGGAATAGACCTTTCTCCGGCGCTATACGCTGATACTGTTTTAATGCAGCATACCCTAGACGAGGAATCTAATTTCGGCTTAAAAGACCTTGCTGTACGCTTTAGCAGAGAATTGCAATTTGACGGTCAGGATGCAGCTAATCAGGAGCAACTGGAATTGGAGCAAAATGTAAAGGCTAAAGGTGGAAAATGGTTAAAAAGCAATAAAGAAATGTATAAAGGCGATATGCCAATAATAGCTAAATACTGTAACGCTGACGTGGATATTACACTCAGATTATTCCAGTATCTAAATACAAGATTGGCAGAAGAAAACTTAGTAGACTTTTTTTACGAAGAGGAAGTAATGCCTCTGTATACTTTATGTACGATTCCAATGGAAAGCAAAGGTGTACATTTAGACATGGAAAAACTAAAACAGTATAATTTTGACATTGGCGTAGAGCTTAAAAAAATAGAAACAAATGTTGTTATTGCAATATTAGCTACAGACGCAGGACAGGAATTTGTAAAGCAGCGTTTAGCAGAGGAATTCCCGCCTAAGAATACGGGAAGCTTTGCGCAGGAAGTTGCTAGACTTTTTGATTTACCTTTGCCGCTTACTGCTGCGGGAAAATACTCTATTACTAAAAAGAGTTTACAATTTCCTTCTGATTTTTACATAGCTCCAGATAAATTGCGAGCAGTAGAGTTTTTAAAAGATTTCGCCAATCAGCTTATGGAGTACGAAATTGATGAAATACAAAAAAGACTGTTAATTGCTTCCACGGGAAGCGAGCATGCTGTAAATATTGGCTCTAAGCAGCAGCTAGGTAAAATAGTATTTGATTTAATGGGAATAAAGCCGATTAGTAAAACTGAAAAGGGTGCGCCACAGTTTAACGAGGAAATGATAGAATTGCTAGCTTCTGAACACGATTTAGCGTGGGCAAAGGAATTGCGCGTTTTTAATAAGCTTACAAAAATAAAAGGTAGCTATTTTGAACGGTTTTTGGAGCAACAGGAAGACGGTATTTTTTATCCTAGTTTTAAACAACATGGAACTACTAGTGGACGTTTTTCAAGTGATTTACAGCAATTGCCGAAACAATTAGAAGAAGACGAGGGAGATCCCGAAGATCCACGTATTGTATTTTATACTGATCGAGTGCGTGAATTATTTATTGCGCCTGAAGGTTTTAAATTCTTAGACGATGACTATGAATCTCTGGAACCGCGAGTCTTTGCTGACGATGCAGGGGATGACGCTCTTATAAAAATATTTACAGATAACTTAGATATGTATTCAGTGGTAGCAATTGGAGCTGAGAAATTAGAAGGTGTATCTGCTGATAAAAAAGCACCTAACTTTTTAAAGAAAGTAAATCCGGATAAACGTCAAAATGCTAAAGCTTACGCCCTTGGAATTCGTTACGGTCTTAAGGATTATAAATTATCCAAGATGCTTAATATCGAACCCTCAGAAGCGCAGGAAATAATAGATAACTATTTTACCGCTTTTCCCGGTTTAAAGCGCTCTATGGATAAATACTTAAAGGAAGTAAAAACTACAGGAAGAGTTACCTCAAAGTTTGGCAGAATAAGACATTTACCAAGAATTGTAGAAATACGTAAACAGTTTGGAGATGATATTTTAGATTTTAGAAAACTAATAAATATTGCAAAAACTAAATATGTGCCTTTAAGCGAATTAAAATTTATTAGAAAAGAATACAATAATTTATTAAATAATGCTTTGAATTTTCCAATACAATCTGCAGCTACTAGTCTAGTTAGTAGAGCTATGATTGATATGACGGTTAAATTTAAACGTGAAAAACTGAATGCTTGGATTTGCGCAGTCGTACATGACCAAATAATAGTAACTTGTGAGTCTAAAGATTTGGAACGGGCTAAAGTAATTATGCAGGATAGTATGGAAAATACTAATACTTTATTAATGCCGTTAATTGCGGTGCCCGAAATAGCTAGTACATTTGCAGATGGGCACTAAAAAAAGCTTGACTTCTTACTAAAGTTGAGCTATACTTGTCCTATTAACATAGGAGTATTTATGAACATGAAAGTGATCCCTCAGTGCCCGAACTATTGTATCTGTGACTCAGGTAAAGTTTATTCAATTAAAAATGAAATTTATTTAAAGCTTTCTACTAACGGTAACGGTTATTGGAAAGTTGGAATGTATAATCCTAAATTATACCAAGAATACATTCATCGATTAGTAGCCGAAGCTTTTATTCCTAATCCTGAAAATCACAAATATATAGATCATATTGATAGAGATAAAAATAATAATCACGTTTCAAATTTGAGATGGGTATCAGCTAAAGAAAATACCGATAACGTCGCTGGAAAATCTAGATATTCAGTTTCTAAAAAAGGCGATAAACCTCACGAGCCTCAGTTAATTTCTGAGATTAGAATTGACTTCCAAAACGGTTTAAAAGTTATGCAGATATCTAGAAAATATGGAATTCCGCGTCAAAGTGTAAGTAGATTTATAAAAGACTTGACAGCTTCTGAAAAATAGGTATACTAACTCTAGGAACTGCAAAGGGGGATTTATGTTATTTTTTGCCGCTATAATTTGTTTCTGTACTGGTCACTTTGTTTTGGGAATTGTTTGTGTAGCTTTTGCTATGCTTTAGGAGTAAAAATGTTAATTAGAGACGAAAAAAGAATCATTACCGCCGACGGTTCTCGGACTTTCCGAGCTTTCGGCATAGCTATAAATTTACACAGTAGGTTCTTTTCTGGAACTGTAATTATTAAGTTTAAATACGGATACAGAAAAATTGACCGAAAAGCTGATCACAATTTAAAACATGATGTTGATTTTTCCAAAGTTCGCGGTTTAGATACTAAGTTTTTAGAAATACGTTTAGTAAACATTCCAAAAGGAAAATAATGGATACTAAATTAATTGAATGTCCGTATTGCGAGTGTTCTATAAAAATAGATGCAGCTTGGGTACGAAAAAACGGTAGAGCATTTTGCGAACATTGCTGTAAAAGCTTTGAGTGTATTTTGCCGGAAAAAGACGAAGAAAAAAAGAATGATGACTGGGATTGGGGGTATTAGGTGATAGCGTTTACAGGAAGCCTTTGCTTAGCCCTTTGTGGTTTACCCGAAGCTCTGAGAGCATATAAAGATAAAAGATGCCATATAGGCTGGGGAATGCTCCTCCTGTGGCTATTCGGGGAAATCCTGTTAACTGTATTTGCGTTTCAGACGCACCAATATATTTTGTTAATAAATTATTTTGCTAACTTGGCTTTTTTAACTGTAATGTTGAGGTATAAATGTTAAAAGAAAAATATTACTTGTACGGGCTAAAAGTTGGAGAACTCTATTATAATACTCTCCACGGACTTGGAGTAATTACTAAATTATTTCAGGAACCTGAAGTTCGATTAAATGGTGATAAATTAATTGGGGAAATCCAGTATTTTAGAATGAAAACTAGAAATCTCACTTTTACAAATAATACAAGATTAACTCTAGCTACAGACACTGAGATTTTAGACTACCTAAATGAAGTTAATTTAAATTTAACAGACGGAGCTATGGTTAGTTTCGATCCCGAGTATGTGAGTATTATAGATAGTTACGGTCAGGTAATGTTAACTCGTACTGCAGCTTTGAAATTAAAAGAAATACTAAACCGGGAACTTGTGTGAATGGTATAATTTTAGCAGATCCCGTAAGTATGGCAATTTTATATTCCGCTTTTGGAATTGGGCTTTTTTTAGGAATGACTTCTGTATACTGTATTATGTGCTATTTGCAAGATAAAACTGAAAAGTTCAGGAGAGAAAATGATTAAGTACACAATTACAACAGAATGCGAAGATGACTTCGACAGAGATGCAATCGTAAACGCTGTAAAAAATAAACTGCTCTTGGAAGGAATTTACGACGAAGTTTTCCGCCTTAAAATAAAATATGGAAGTGAAAAAGAAGCTGAAAAATACGGAGAAGTTTGGGAACATCTAAAGGAATACTTAAATGACTAAATTAGCCAATTGTAAAACCTGTGGATTTCCGCAACTGTGTGAGTGTATCGATCCGAAACGGTTCCGCCACAAAGACAACAATGCTACTTACAGCCTTTTAGTGGATTTTGGAGACGAAGTATGCATGCTCCGAGAAGACATTAATATTAGGATGCTATATAAATTAGATCAATTTAAAAAGTATTTTCAGGAGATTAAATAATGGAAAAAGTTATATTTTCCCCGGAACTGTGCCAGTGTAGCATTTGCGATACTATTCTAAGAAGTGAATATCCCGGTCAATTCCGGCAATGCGAATGCGGGGAAAGTTTTGTGGACCAGACACCGCATTATTCCAGATACGGAGGCGCTGTAAAATCTGTAGAACATTTAATTTACTTACAGTTAGAGGAGTTTTTAAATGATTAGCATTTATTATTCTGATTGGAGTGATCGAATTGTGTTGATTTCTATGTCAGAGTGTGGTAAAATACGCTGGGATTACGGGGATAAAAATTATTTATTGAGTATTAAAGATAGTATTAGATCTTTAGCTTACAGTTTATATAATTACCAACTAATAGGAGTTTACAATGAAAATTAAAGAACTTATCGAACTTTTACAAAAACGTGATGAAAACAGTACTGTGTATATTACTACAAAAGATGGCTACGAACATTTAGGTCGTGTAATGGACGGTAAGTATTTTAATACTGTTGCTATTGCTACAAAAGTAAATTTAACAATCGACCAAGCTGAGCAAATGCTATATCAGTTAGCAAGTTACGATCAGCTCACCGCAGAAAATAGAGAAGACATTTCCCGCATTTTAGGCGAGGAACGTGTAGAAGTTATCATTTCTGAAATAAAAATGTACCAAGAGCAAATGAAGCAGGTTAGAACTCAAATTTCAGAGGAAGTGGACTTCGGGGACGAATTAGAAGAAGAACATGAAGCAACTGAATTGGAACTGTCTAAGGAGTAATTATTAAGCCAATACGAGTAGAACTTAATAAAGCTTGGATAGACGAAATTATGGAAATTGTAATTGAGTCTCTGGAAGTGGAAGATCCTCTCAGTGAGGATGAAACTGAAGCTATGCGGAATATCGTAATGAATTCGATAGCACTATATCAGGCGAAAATAACAGAACATTTACAAGTGGACAGGAATAGTCCGTTAAACTAAAAAGGAATTTTATGAATGATACTGAATTAGAAAGATTGGTAATCTGTAGACAACAGGGAATGACTTGGCAACAGATTGCAGTTATTTTTCCAGAACATACTCCTAATGCTTTACGTAAAACCTATTACCGTCAAATGCGTAAAAAAGTTGAAGAGGAGGATAACTCTTCCCCTAAAGTATTACTATTAGACATTGAAACTTTACCTATGGAAGTTTTTGCTTGGGGTACTTTCGATCAGAATATTAGTTTAGACATGATTAAAACTGATTGGTCTATTTTAAGCTTCAGTGCTAAATGGCTAGGCGCTCCTGAAAAAGAAGTTATGTATTTTGATACAAAAAATGAAAAAGACGTTAGAGACGATAGAAAACTTTTAAAGATAATTCATAGTTTACTGGAAGAATGTGATGTGACAATTACACAAAATGGTATTCGTTTTGACTTACCTAAATTAAATGCTAGATTTATAAAGCATGGAATGAAACCTACTTCTAGTTTTAGAAATATCGATACGCTAAGAATTGCTAAGAAGAATTTTAACTTTACTAGTAACAAATTAGCTTACATGACAGAAATGTTATGTACTAAATACAAAAAACTAGATCACTCTGATTTTTCCGGATTCAAACTTTGGAATGAGTGTATGAAGGGTAATCCTAAAGCTTTCGAGAGTATGAAAAAATACAATATGTACGATGTTTTAAGTTTAGAAGAATTATACCTTAAATTAGCTCCGTGGGATAAAACTATCCGTTGGTCAGTATTTAATGAAAATTTAGAAGAGAGATGCTCGTGCGGAAGTACTGATATTAAAAAGAATGGATTTATTTATTCTAATTCTGCAAAACAGCAAAGATACACTTGCCGGGATTGCGGTAAGGAGTACAAAGATACTAAAAATCTTCTATCTAAAGATCAAAAAAGTAGATTAAAGTAGGAAATGTTATGACTTCTGCAAAATTTCTTGAGCAGTCAATTAAAGGCGTGAAATGGAAAATATTTGTCCAGACTCACGCCGTCTATATTCGTAAACATGGTAAAGACAGTAAAGCTGTAGTTTATCCTGACGATAAAGAAATGTATTTTGACAAATCAGAGCTGCGCACCGCTATTATTAGGCATGAAGTGTTCCATGCTTTTATGTGCAGCACAGATACTGAAAACTCCTCTAAAATGGATTCTGACGATGTTGAGGAGCTTGCCTGTACTGTATACGGAAATAATGCGCACAGCTTGGAAAAAGTTACAGATAGCATTGTGGATTTTATTTTAAAAAAATGCTAGACATCCTTTTTTAGATATGGTATACTGAATCATCGGAGGGAACATGATTATTGGTGTAAACGGGAGAGCTAGATCTGGAAAAGACACTTTAGCTCAAATTATGGTAAAAGACTTTGGATTTAAACAAATTTCTTTTGCAGACCCTTTAAAATTATTATGTTCTAAAACTTTTGAAATACCTTTAAATCATTTTTATGACGACAATTTAAAAGATTCACTATTCCAAGTGCCTGTACAAGTTACAGAACACCATTTGGAATGCCTTGTTGCAAATCTGCGAGACACGGGATGTGTTTTCACACCAGATCAAATTAATGAGTTAAATTCTAAAGGATTAGGATTTACTCTCATTTCTCCCCGAGATCTGTTACAGCGAGTAGGTACGGATTTCTGCCGCGCTGCTTTCGGGAACGATATTTGGATAAATATCTGCAAAAATACTCTTAAAAAACTCGAAGGTAATTTTATAATTTCAGATGCTAGATTTCTAAACGAAAGACAGTTAATTAAAGATTTAGGCGGGTACAATTTTTTAGTGTTACGCCCAGGATTACCGGCGTTAGCTGCAGACGCACACGCTTCTGAATTACTCGGGGAATCTCGTGAAAATATCGATGTAGTTATTTTAAACGACTCCACAGTGAATTCCTTACAAATGGAAATTGTAATGTGGTGGCAAGCTAAAATGAAAGCGAACCGGTGGAAATAATGTTAGACATTTTTGACGAAGATGGTAAAATTATTCAAAATGAAATACATTGTTTATCTGGAACTGACTTAATAAATTGCAAGGTCTTTTTTGAAACAGACAGTCACTTTCATTGTTTTGAGCCTAGGAATTTAACTCATAATCCAGTATTCGATTACTATAAAATAGTAGACAAAAGGAGTACTTCTGAAAAAGCCGCACAAGTCATTTCCGAGAGAGGCAGGAGAGTCGGGGGAAGTCCGGAAACTGAAGGACGCGATCCGGAGACTGTCCTCTGACAATAAAAAACTCCTATCAGAATTAGCTACCTTAAAAGCAGCATTTCAGCGTACACAAAGTTTTATTGAATCCAAATTCGATAAAATACCCGTTGAAGAGGTACTTTCGCTAATTAAAGAGAAAAAGAGGAAAAAAGAGTTGACAGTGGAGCCAGAATGTGTTAAATGTCATAGTATTAATTTAACTTTTTTCGATGCTCCCGGAAAAAAGATAATTATGTGCTTAAATTGTAAACATAGGGATACTCATGTTCTTAATCCACAAACACAGTGTAATCCAGAAATGGAACCATCTGAGTAAAGCTTACGAAGATATTTTAGCTGTAGACGTAAAAGAAGGCGATTGGATTCGCGGGTACAATTTACACAAGCAGCAGTATACTAAAAGTAAAATAGTTTCTAAAATTAGCTTAATGGCTAGAATTATAAAAATACGAACATCTGCATTTGATAAAACAATTGTTTCCGAGGGAACCTATTTAGCTAGCACGTCTGGAATTTGGGATTTCCGTAGTAGTTACAAAAATGTAAAGCTTTTTAAAAAAACCCATATAGGTGGGCAATTGCTTACCCCGAAGCCGATCGGGTATAATTTCGAAGAACTTGATTTATTTATTTCAGTATCTACTGGAAATTCTGCTGACACGATGTTGGTAGATGATTATATTTACGTGACAGAGGAATGGAATGGACTCCAAATTAAAAGCGTGGGCAGTACAGGTGCTACGGAGGGCATGGATGCGGGACCGGGAACGGAACCAAGCTCTGGTAGCAGCGAGAGTGGATCGTAATCAGTATCTATGTGCAGCTTGTAAGCTTATTTTTACCCGTAAAGAGGTGCAGATCGACCATATTGAGCCGGTTACACCTACAACAGGCTGGGACAGCTTAGACAGCTTTGTAACACGTTTAAAAGTACCTGTTGACAAGTTACAAATAATATGTAAAGATTGCCATAAGAGAAAAAGTGGAGCCGAAAATGAAACTCGTAGAACTTCTAAAAAACGTAAAAAGGATACTGAGTGATTGGTCGGTTTTTATTATACTATCTTGTATACTTCACTATCTTATTTTCACTGGGGCGGTTTATCAAAAACCTCAAATAGAATCGGGACTAACTCCAATTGTAAAGTATTTTAACGATACAGCAATAATGTACGGCGCATCCCCTGATTACAAAAATCTAGTAGTAAAATTCGTAGATAAGTTTCCGGTAAAGAATTGGGTAGGGCTTTGCGAAGGGTTTAATGGACATGCTTCCAAATTTATATCAATACACTATGCTTACTTCCAAAATGCCTCTGTGGAGCAAAAATACGCTTTAGTGATACACGAATTAGGGCACTGTACTCTAGGGAAAGATCACGTTGAGGGTTACAGGAAAAACGGCTGCCCTAAGTCAATTATGCATCCGTCAGATGGGCTTTTTGGATGCTTTTTTAAAGATCAAGATTACTATTTTAGAGAACTATTTGGGAGATTGTAATGTTGGATATATTTGACAATAATGGTGAAATAATCAGTCTGAATGGAAAGGTAATACTTATCCGAGGAATTGAGTATTCCCAGGGAATTCCACTCATTGTAGGTTTGTGGAAATTTCAGGGAGAACCGAGAAACTTTAGCCTATCGCCGGAGGCTATTGCCCATGTTAAAGACGGAACTTGGACTATTCACGATCCTCATAATATTTTACATAAAAGTTATTGACAATACTTAACTTCCGTGCTATACTCCTACTTTCTTAAAAACATATAGGAGTTTTCATGTTTAAAAAAATGTTAATTATTGCAGCGCTTTTGCTGTCGTTTTCAGTTGCGGCTGAAACTGTAATTTTAAAGGCTGACAACACGGTGTCTCTTTCTTCTGAAGTGGATGGCGCTTCTGTTACTGCTGCTATGGTGGACATCCAGAGATTAAATGACCTTGTTAGCGAAGAGCCAATTTACTTAGTATTAAATACTCCGGGTGGTAGCATTTTCGCAGGAATGGAATTAATCCGTTTTGCTAAGACTTCTCGCAGACCAATACACACTATTACAATGTTTGCAGCAAGTATGGGATTCCAAATTGTGCAAGCTTTACCGGGAAAAAGATTAATGGCAGAATCTGGTGTTTTAATGTCACACAGAGCTGCACTGAATGGCGTAGGCGGGCAGTTTCCGGGGGAACTAAACGTTAGAGTAGATTTTTACGGAGACGTTGCAGAAGCTTTAGATATTGGCGTTGCTAAACGTGCTAATATGTCTTTAAAAGCATACCAAGCGTTAATTCACGACGAATACTATGCGTTGCCAGAAAAAGCTATTAAAGCTGGATTTGCAGACGGATTAGCTACTGTCGCCTGTGATGGAGACTTAAGCGGAACCCACTCTCAGGAATTTAATACATTCTTTGGAATTGTAAATGTAGAATTTGCTAACTGCCCTTTAATTACAAACCCAATTAAAGTTTCTTTTAAACAGGAAACAGAAGTTAACAGAACAAAAGTAGCTACTGAAGTTTACCTTACTGAGAAAAGTAAAACTTATGGAAGATCTCTATAAAATAGCTCTACAGGATATTGAAGATACAGGCGAGGATTTCACAGTCCTCGCTTTTAAAAAAAAGTATCAGCTCGAAACAGGCTTTTATAAAAAACCAATAGCATTTTTTTTCTGGCTATACAAAAAAGAAAATAACAAAGCAAAAGAATCAGTATTTAAAAAATCATTCATCGGAAGAATGGTTAAATTTAATAAAAATCACATACCAAATTACACGGAGTTAGTGTTTGAGTACGAAAAAGAAAAGTTCCACAAAAAAAGATTCACCACAGCCTCAAAAAAAAATAAGCTTAAAAAACTATCCAAGGCTGGTAAAATCCAAGAACACGAAAGCTAGGCAAGGTGTAATTGATTACGACTACCTGAAGAAATTATCCCCGGCAGAGCTGGAGTTTTTAAATCAATTTACAGACGAGTATTATTGTGCTAGTTTTTCAGAAGATTCCCTGCATCCCAAGGAACAGAAAAAAGATTGCGAGACACGAAATAATATACGTAATAATGATTTGCTAACTATAAAAGAAATTACCGGGGGAATAAATTATAATAATTACCCGACGCAATTGGACGAGTTATTGGAAAAAACTAAAGATACTGCTAGCTCTCGGGAAGAAGTTCTCGAAGAAATTGAAGATAGTATTTTAAGTTTACGTATACTTCGGAAATTAACTTAATTTAAAAGCTCTTTGTAAAAGATACCATCCTAAACTGCTACTTAAAATTGCTAATGCTATTTTTCCAAATACTGACATTACATGAACATGTTTTGCAATTGGGAGAACTTGTTTTTGTAAAAGTTCCACAGCTTTTTCGTTAGCTAAACTGCGTCTTTGGTGTTCTTCCAAAATTATCGTATTTGCAGTTAACGTTTTATCGATACTATTTAATTGTTCTGAAACTGTGTCTAATTTATCTTCTAACTTTTCAAATCGCTTTTCCACATTATTTCTCCTCTACTCCGGCTAAACTCTCTATACTTTTTCTAAACAATGGCATTTGATTTAATATATTCAAAATTGCTCTCTTTTTCCCAGCATCTGTAGCATCTGCCATTTGATTTGCTAATTTGCTAAGTGTAGGGGAAGAAGTGCTTACTTTAGCTCCTACTGTTCTCCATGCTGCTGCGGGAAGATTTAAAAGCTTGTCACCAGACGTAGCAGTGGTACTAGCTACTTTTTGTAATAATGGATTTGATGCTACTTGTCCTGCAGTTTCCAGAGGGAATGCGAACATTAAACGATTCACACCGTCATTAAACATAGATCCTGTACTTCCAGATTTTACTTTGTGTAATTCGCTGTATTTTGCATTCTGTGCAATTTTATTTAAACTGTTAGCTATTTCTGGATCGTTTCCAGTGGCTTCTACAAATTTATCTACTAAATCTTGCATACGTCCAGAATCCATACTTGCGGTAGATTCTGATTTTTCTAAGTATTTTGCAAATCTAGGAGCTATTTCGTTTTTAATTTCATTCTCAGTCATTCCTGCAGTATCTATTTTTAATAAATCCGCAAAAGATTTCATATCGTGAAATTGTCCAGATAAATCTCCAGCAGCTTCCCGTCTAAATGCTCCAATTTCTGTATTTAATTTTCTAGCTAAATTTCCAATTTCGTAGGAATCTGTACTTTTAGTAAAATGATTTAATGAATTTCTAAATTCAACCGATTTTTCAGGGTCAACTGTACCGTCAGGTTTTACGTACTTACTAATGATATCTTTTAATTTTCCAGCAGGAGCTTTATCACTTTCTGCAATATGGGAAGCATCTAATCTAGACACAACTTCTTTTACTATTTGATCAGGTTCTGCTACTTCAACTTTACCAAATTGAGAAACTGCTTTTTTCAAAGCTGATTTCTTATCTAGTAATTGCTGTAGACTTTGAATTTCCGGTGGAACCATTCCTGTATTTACTTGAGCTTCTTTTGCTAATTTAGATACTGCAGATTTATATTTTAATTGTTGAAATAAATCATCAAGTTCCGGGGACGGAGCTTCTTTATTTACTATATTATTATACAAATCCGAAAGAGTTTGTTGTGGATTTTCTTGTAATGCTTGTTTAATTCTATTAGACTGAGCTTGTGCTAATTGATTATACTCTAGCTCACCGGCTAGAATATTAGGATCTACCATTTCAGTAGAAACTTTCTGAAAATTCTTTACAGTCTGATCTGGATTAGTTTCTATAATTTGTTGAATATTTTTCTCAACACTTGATAATTCATCTTGTAAAACTTTCGGAGCATTTGAAATTTTATTAATTCTCCCCGGTAATACTTGGACTACTTCCTCTTGAACTTTTTGAGGTAATTGCGGCATTATTTCTTCTAATGCAGACGGTTTCATTGGTCCAGCGGCTTTCACTCTGTCTCCAATTTCCTTACCAACTTCCATAGATTTTTTCTGAGCAATGTCTAATATTTTACCAGCTTCCTCTTTATTGGCAACACCTCTAGCAGCTTCTGCAGCTTCTGAGGAAGTATCTACGCCTTCTTTACCAGCTTGGAAAAATCCCTTAAGTCTACTTCCAAGTTTAGATTCTCCTAAATCTTGTAATGCGCCTTTTTCTAAATTCTGAGAAGCTCCGCTTGCAACGTCTGCAGCGTTTCCTCCTAAAAATTTACCAAGCTTTCCAACTGTTCCGCCGATAGCTCCACCGAGTACTCCACCTGTAGCAGCTCCTGTAGCTAATCCTGTTCCAGTTTCAGCGTCTGACTGTCCAGTACCATATAATGCACCTTCTGCCGCTCCAGCTCTTAAAGCTGTCTGCACACCTGTTAGAGGCGCTCCTGCTAATGCTCCTACACCTTTAGCAACTAATCCTCCGGGAAGTAATCCTCCGGCAATTTGTCCTGCTATTGCAGTAATTGGGTTAGCTTCCTGAGTTGCAGCTAATGCAGCTCTTTCAGCATCTCGTACTTTTTTATATTCTGCAGTATCTTCAGGAGCAACTTTAGCTCCTACTAATTCTCGCATTGTATGAAATGCACCTACTGGAGATGATAATGCACCTTTTAATTCATCGGATAATCCAAAACTTAAACCTTGTGGAACGTGATGTGCTAATGTTTCTAAATATCCTGGAGTTTCTGGAGAAGCTGAAGCTCCTGCCAGTTCTGCTGGAGAAGGTAAATGATCTGCTGATACCAAATCACTAGGAGCTGGTAAATCATTTAGATCGACATTATTTTTGGACATTATAACCTGCTTTAGTTAGTAAATCTGCTGCAGCATTTGTATCTATATTATGTTTCTTTGCGTAATCTTGTAAAGTCTGAGGAGATACGGAACCTTTAGACGATGTATTATTTTCTGCTTGGTCGAATCTACCCATATATTGAGATTTTAAAGTATTATAATCATCTGGTGAAATGTGTGCTTTATTAGATTCTAAAATTCTTCCATACCGATCTGTAACTACTTTTCTAGCATCTACAGTTAAAGAGTTTACGTACTCTTGCATCGATTTTACGAATGCAGCTTTGTTTGCCGGAGATGGTTTATTTAAAAATGTTTGAGTAATTCCTGCTAATTTACTAGGTAAAGTTGAAACATTTAATCCTTGTAATTCGTGAGTAGTTGGAACTCCACCTGTAGCTATTTTACCAACTTCTGAGGCTAGTAATTGAACTTGTTGATTATCTAATTGATTTGGATCGGATTTTAAGTTAACCATTGAGTTAACTTTAGATGCCGCATATATATCTTTTTCTGCTTGCTGAACTGCAGGATTTCCTCGCATTTGTTCTAGCATTTGTTGTGTTTTTCCAGCGGCGGCAATTTGCTTATCGCTAGCTTTTGAACTTAATGCTAATTGCTTAGTGGCATTTAATTGAGCATATTGTAAAGCTCTATCTTTAATTTTTTGTTGCATTTCTTCGTGGTGCATAATTTGAGGAGCTAATTTTTCCATTGTAGCATACGTAGCAGTCTCTGGTAGTTTTACTCCAGATTTACCTAATACATCTCGCATAGCTTTGGATACTGCACTATTTGGATCATTTTTTTCTCTGTCATCTTTATTTTGTAAGAATTTCTTATATTCATCTCTTTGTAAATTTAAATCTTGTAAAGGTTGGTCTGCAGTTGCTAGATCTCTATCGACAGAAGTAATTCTGTTTTTAGACATATCAGCTCCACCTGAGCCAATTATAGCACTAGATAGATCAGACATACTACTCATATAGTTAGCACGTTCTCTATTAGATCTCGCTTGCTCCATTGCATTTTTCATTTCAGTATCTTCTAACGGATTTGCCGCTGGAGCTGCTGCGGGAGCTTCTGATTTATTTCCTGATACCATTTGTGAAATAGCTTTTGAAGCTGGGGAACGATTAGAACCGTATCCGTTATCAGCTAGATCTTTATTATACTCAGCGTCTGAATAGTCTGAAGATTTCTTTGGCGGCATATCAGGTACGCCTCTATTATTATATGCTTCTCTATTTTGTAGATCTTTATCATCAAATTTAGGAACAAAGTTTTCCGGTTTATTTGCTTCAGCTAATACCGCTGCTTTTTCTTTTTGAGCATTTTCTTGTTGCATTGGGAATATACGATTTATCGCAGCATCTGCAGCGTCTTGAGGAGATTGTTGCTCTCCGCTCGCACTTGCTAAAACTTTACCAATTGGAGATTGCTCCCAAGGAGATTCTTCTTTTGGAGCTACATTTTTAGAAGCTAATTGGTCTGGAGTTAACGCGGGAACTCCGTCGTCGTTTAATCCCATTAGATCTCTAAGACTGTATACTGGTTTATCTATCATTTTATGCCTGTCCTGGAACTTTTGGTTTTTGATCTTGAGGATTAACTAAGCCAGCAATTGATTGTCCAATTCTTCCTGTACTAGCTCCAACATTTGTAGCAATACCTTGTTGAGTTTGCCCTTTTCCAATAGCTGCGTTAGCAAGCTGAGCATTTTGTTGTGCTCTCTGTTGCGAGTTAAATTGATTTATAGCTGATAAATTAGTTGCTTTACCCATTTGACGAGTATAGTCAGCATTTAAAGCTGTGTTAGATTGCCCTGCTAAATTATTTAAAGCACCTTGCTTAGCTGCAAAAGATTGTGCTGCTTGCTGTTGCCCTGCTAAAGATTGGTTTTGTAACGCTTGATCTGCAGCTCCCATACTTTGTGCTAAACCTAAACCAGAATTTGCCATTCCGCGTCTAGCCATATTTTGTTGTATACTAGCTTGATTTGCTTGGTTAGCTTGCGCTGCTTGTCTATTAATGTTTTGTAAAGCTAATTGATCTTCTGGAGTTAATCCCATTGTAGCTCTGTCAGTTAAACCTTTCATTGCAACTTGTCTAGCTGCTAATTGTTCTGGCGAATCTGTTACTGCATTAAATGCATCACCATTAATATCTTGTCTATTTTTTATAGATGCTAAAGCATCGTCATATCCACTTACAGCTTGCTTAGCTCCCTGAGCAACTTCTTTTCTACCTAAAAGTCCAGCTCCAATATCTAAACCGCCAGCTAGAACTCTATTCCCGCCACCAAGATTATTTAAAGCTGATTTATAAATATCTTTCATTCCTGCAAATTGAGATGGCTCATTTAATTGTTTATTATATGCTGCAGTTTCTGCGTCAAGCTCTGCTCGATCTGGATCAGAATTACTATCTCCATTTTTAACTAAATCGGCGAGGCTTGGCATTTTACCTGAAATTCCCGAAGTAAAGAATGGACTAGCTGGTCCCATTTTGGACTGTTGGACTTGCTGATTATAAGCATCAGTCTCATCTTGTAACTGCTTTTGTTGTTGATCTTGAGCATATGCATCTTCTGCAGCGCTCCCTTGATCTTCTGCACTTGGTCCACCAAATAAATTATTTAAGAAATCAAACGCCATATATTTACCTCTATATAAGTTGTTAAAAATACACTAAATGTGTGTAACTATTACTAATCTTCGTAGAAAAAATCAATAGGGCTTCCATTTAAACTACCTACTAATTTATACCCTTTTGTATTATTAACTACTTGCATTAATTTCAACTTCTCCATACGAGAAACTACTGCTTTAGTATCTGTGAAAAAATACATAAATTCAAAGCCGGCTAACTTAGCTTGCTCAAAAATATGTTTAAGTAGCAAATCTAAAGCGTCATTTCTAGATTTCATCCCTGCTGTTTTATCTGTAAGTACAAATCCTAAAAAAGCTATGTTACAATCTGTCGATACAAAATACGAAAAAGCAACTGGTTTATTATTATTGTAAACCATATATGCATTTTTTGTAATTGTTCCCGGAATACACTCTTCCCATTCGTACTGCTTAAACCATTCTTGCAATACTGAGTAATCTTCCGGATTGTAATTTTTTATTTCCATATTATTTTTTCTTTTTAGTAAAGTAGCTTTTTAAAAACATATCTAGTAAAGAGTTTGCATGTTTTTGATTATTTAATTCTTGGATTCTTCCGTCCTCAGTTTGATTATGTTTATCATCTGTTTCCATAATATCTGCCCAAATCTGACCTTTTGTAACTACTAAGTGATTTTCAGTTGCCATCGGGTAAACTAGAAATTCTTCGTCTTGGTCAATTTTAACAGCATATCTACTATCCTCTACACGTAACCAAATCCCATTTTCGTAAAGAGCATGCCCTTCGGAAACTTCTACGCCGTCATAAAGATATAAATCTTTTGCCATTGCAGTTCCGATTGCTGTAACTTTTCCGCCTAGCATTACTTCTTCGCCTAACTTAATTTGTTTTATTTTTTTGTATTTACCGTTTGCCATTAATATTTCAGTATCAGGTGTAAAGCATACCCAGCTAACGACTCGAGAAACTGCATTTGCTGCAGCACGAGCAACGTCGGCTGCTTTTGCTACTGCCGCTTTCCCGGCATTCCCAATTCCTTTAGCTATTGTTCCTGGATTTTGTAAGAATTTTTGTAGTAAATTTCCTACAGCTCCTGGAGCTTTTGCTACTTCATCTAATCCTTCTGTTCCTATTTTTGCAACGCCTTCTCCGGCATTTTTAAAACCTCTAACTGCTTCTCCGCCAACTTTACCGCTAAGGTCTAATCCTGCGTTTAGTCCTTTTGCCCCTGCCGTTAAAGCAATACTTCCGGGCTTAGTTACAAATCCAGCAGGACCTAAATTCTGTCCTAATTTATCTGTTAATCCAGCAGCGCCTTGTAGTAATTCCGGATTAGCTAAATAACCCATGCCACCTGTAGCAGCGCCTAGCGCATTCATTGCAGCAGCTCGTGCAGCTAATTGTCCTGCAGCTTGTCCTTTATCGACTACGCTTCCGCCGCCGGTAAGAGATTTTGCAGCATTTAATCCTTGCACAGCCATCCCGCCTGTAGGATCGATACTACTTAAATATGAAGTTGCTTGATTTTTTACTGTATTACTTAATTGTTGTTTTGCTAAATTTTGAACATTCTGTGCAATGTTTCCGTTTAGTAAATTTTTATAATCCATAGCTCCAGAAAGTGCTCCACCAGTAGGATCGTTAGCATCTAGGAATTCCTGCCCTTGCTGAGTAGCTTGCTGAGCTACTTGTTTTTTTGCTAAATTTTGAACGTTATTTGAAATATTTCCATTTGCTAAAGAAGCAAAATCTACGTTAGTTCCGGTAGCATCCTGTAAATGTTCGTTACCAAGCATTGAAGCTTGATCTTGTACATCACCTAACTTTTTCTCAGCTTGATTCTGCAACATTCCTGTTGCCATTCCGCCTAAAGTAGGAGCTGGTGCGCCTAGGCGAGGAGGAGCTTTTTTCTTTACATTTGGATTTTTAGAAACTGGTTGACTAAATCCACTTTTAGTTGTTTGTTTTGTTTTAAAACTTTCGAAAGTTCCACCTGGAGTTTCTGGTAAACTTGGAGGTGTTACACTTTGAGATAAATCTGGAGCTGTATCTTCCTGTGCATCGTCAGTTGCCGCTGCCGGATTCATTAAATTTTTCGAAGTATTCGCTAAAGCTTTTTGCGGAACATACTGAGAAAATCCAGAATTTGTTTTTTGCTGAGCGCCTTGCTTTTGCCCAAGAAAATCTAAATTAGCATTATAGCTATTACTAGTTCTCTGGGACTGCCCTTGCTTCGATATATCAAATTGTGCATTAGGCTGTTGCTTTTTTAAAAAGCTGGCAAATCCACCCTGATTACCAAAATTCTCCAAGTCACCTTTTTCATTTCTAAAGATTGCCTGATCTCCGGCAAATCCTTGAAATTTATTTCCGCTATTTGCTAAATCTTTATATTGATTTTGATTAAATGTATCTTCGTAAGATTTATCCCCGAAGTCTTTTTTTAACTGCTCGTTCATTTTTGCAAAGTCATTTTTACTAAAAGAGGATACTTTTCCCTCGTCATCAAAAGTAGCATTACCTTCTTTATCGAAACCTTGGAATTTATCCTTAAGTCCAGAATACAAATCGTACTCGTTACCTAGTTTGTTTTTTAAATCTTCATTAGGATCTGACATTTTTAACTCACAACCATTGCTGTTATTTTAAATTTAGTATTTGCTGGTAATCCCGTTACTCGGGAAACTGTTATAATATTTTTATCCGTGGTAGAAACTACAAATGGAGTTGCTGTAGGGGCGCTTCCTGTTGCAAAAGCATTAACTACAATCATCCCTTTCACTGGAGCTACAAGTTCTGTAGACATCTTTAGCGGAGACTTCGGAACTCCAAATGCATCCACTTCAACTTCAAATTCCTGGTATTCAAAAGGTAAATGTTGAGCTACTGTAAGCCCTTTATTTAAAACCTGCGTAATACTATCAAAAAAAGGATTTAGCGATCTTCCGAGTTTTTTTATGTCTTCATTATTTGAAGCTGTAAAATCTGCAGAATTAATCTTTTTAACATTTAAAGCTCTTTTTGCCATTTAGTTTCCTATCTATACGCTCTATCGTTAACTTCGTATTCTCTAAATGAGAGTGTCACTCCGTAAAGTGAATATGTTTCTAATGCTCCGGAATGGGATACTCTCACTCCGATAAATTTCGCCCTTTGTTTCTTACGAGGTACGAACGTTCTGAGTGGTGCCTTGTCCCCAACGCCTCCCCATACAGAACCAGTTCCGTAAAAGTCATTGCCATAAACAGAATAAGAGTTAGGAAAAAACTCAATATACTCAAAATCAGTCGATAAATCACTATTAAATCCTAGCTTCGCAGAATGGAAACTTCTGTTTTGGAAAGTTGCCTGAGCTGTCGAAAATTGTTTAAAACTTAATGCGTCTCCGCCATGTTGCGGTACGTATTCTAATTCAGAATTTATTGCTTTATATAAAGTTACAGCGCCTTCTAAAAATGGCAATGTTTTATCTAAAGTAATTACTGTACTAGAAATATCCTTACTTAAAACTGTAGCTTCTATAGGAACAATATAAGTATACTTAGGATAGTTGGAAAAGTATACCACAGAAGATTGATTAAGTCTATCTATTAATTTGTTCCACTCAGTTAAAATTGTAGCAAAGTCAGTTGAATTAGAAAATACGTAAGCTGTATTCCCCCAGGTATCCGTGAATCCGGAATTATCCCTCACGTTTAGCTCAGCTACAATTGCTGTAACTGCAGAACTTAAGCTATCTCCGGGAGAAATTGTAAAAGTATTTACCCAACTTGTTAGCATCATATTTGGATCTGTATCTAACATCTGTAAAATCTGAGTCACCCTTGAAATAGTAAGATATTGATATTGTATTACAACGTCCCCAGCTTCAAAATTAGTTGCTCCGGTAGGTTTTATTACTACGCCTTCCACACTTAACGCGGGAATATCTGAAACTATTTCTCTATCTGCATAATCGAATCTATCAAAGTTTTTTCTTTCTACTTCTACTAAATTTATAGAAGGTGAGCCAAAATATAATTTATCCTCGCTATGATTTAAGACAATACAAGTTTTTGGAATTTTCCATTCTGTCCAAGTATTTGTGTCAACATTAAATCTGTAGGCTACTTGAGCTACCGTATCTGTTTTAGATAATAAAGTCCAAATTAGGTAACTGCGATCTGTTTCGTAAGCTACGCCAAAACTAGCTGGTGCTAAATTAGCTGCCGTCGAAATTAATGGTAAAAACTTATCTTGAATTGGAGTACTAATTACAGTGTTACCAACTTCTGAAAGTTTCGCAATACCTTGTGTTCCGAAATAGTAAACTTCGTTTGTTAGCACGGCTACACTATCAGGTACTTTTAAAATAGCTGTGCCATCGAAAAGATTTACTGAAAAGTTAGTTGTATCGCTACCGTTTAATCTGAAAATACCATCTGTTTTAAAAATGAATAGAGATTCCCGGAGAGCAACAATTCGTAAAATAGGTGCATCGCTAGAACCGACTAAAACAACATTACTTAGAGGTACAGATTCCGGCTCGTCTTGTTTTGAAATATAAAGTGCATTTACTGAAGCAGAATCCGAGCTGCCGTATTTTTTTAAGTTTACAGGATCAGAATCTAATGGTAAATTTGGGAAAATATCGAAAGATCCCGCTGTACTATTTGTTGTTAAATAAAAAGGAGTGTTTAGGTAATCTTTACGTTTTAGTATTATTTTCCCCGGGGTGTCATTTACACCAGAGATATAATATGCTGTAACTATTTCACTGTTATTTTGGTTAATTACTTTTACCCAAGATTTAGCAGTTTCGTCTACACCTAAAAGATCTAATTGAGAAGACCATAAAACTTGCTTAGTCGGAGAATCCTCTCCTACTCCAGATTGAATATGTGAGAAGATTAAATTTGTAGCATCTAGAATACTATCACAAGCTCCATAAGGACTAATTACTGTATTTGTATCATCTACTGTGTGGCAAGTTCCATTTTTAATATTTTCAATTCTAACGTAAGTTCCGGCTAAATCGGGAACATTACTTGAATCGGTAACTGTTGCTATAAAGTCATCATATAAATTTAATTTTGCTGCTAAAGTTGTTGCTATGCTATTTGCAGTATTTGTCCCTGAAATATCTACTTGTATTGGAATCCTGCCATCATTTTCAAGATTTACTGCTGGCAAAGGTCCACCTGCAGTTTTATCAAATAATACGTAATACTCTCTTTCGTTACTGGCAGAAGTGAGTAAGAAATAAGAAAGATTCGTAATAAAAGCTTTATTTTCAGCTTTTACTAAATTTATTTCGTTGTCGCCGTCAAAAAAGTAAGTATTCGAAACAGTGCCGTCTTTTATTGTAATAGTTTTTTGAAAAAAGTTATCTAAATTATTTATACTATACTCTTTAAAATGTGCTAGTTTTGTATTCGCATAAAATAAATGGTTATTGTATAAAGCTAAATCGACTGCTAAAGGAGGAATTTCGTTGGCGGAAAGTGATCCCCCGCCTGATACAGCATTCGTGTATAAGGGTAATCCGCCAGCTCGAAAATCGTCAGAGAGTTTATCAATGTAATCTATACTTCTATTTGTAATTTCTGTTGAAGTTGGATTTCCTTCAAAAATTAAATTGAATTCCCGTTCTGCAGTTCCAGTAGCAAGTACGGAGTTAGCGCGGTAAATTCTATAAATATAATTTGTATTAGTTATTTGAGTTGGGATTATTATACTAAGTTCAGTATAAAGATCGTTTATTGTAGATTCGTTTGTAATAGATATATCGTCACTAGGAGCGCCTTCCACTAATAAATTATTATTATCCTGGAATGCCCATGTGATTTTATATACTGATTTGTAACCAGCTTTTAGAAATCCTACCGCTGGTAACTTTGCAACACCGTACCCGCCTAAAGCAGCTACTGTTCCTGAGTTAACTATGCTACTTGCTGTAATATCATTTACAGTTTTTGCAGATATTTTCTTGATACCGGAATCACTAGTAAAATAAAAGTTACCTTTTGATTCTATAGATTTTATTCTTGTGTCAGATTTTGGGGAATTAAAAGTTCCCGTGAAAGCTGTAAATGCACCAGCTCCAGTGCTATCGAATGCTATTGTATTATTGTAATGTGTAAATATTCTAGCTTTGTATTCTAGTAATTGTTTTGCTCTATCTGTAGAAATACCAAAAGTATTAGACCAGTATTTAATACCGCGTCTAGGCTGTGCTACGCCTTCTTGTTGGATAATTACATTGTTTGCGCGTAATAAAGCGCCAGGATTTACGTCTGCTAGGGAATTATAATATGTGTATAAACCTTTCGGTTTCAGAGTCATTGTTTTTGACATTTATCATCCTGTTAAAAAAAGCCTCGTCCAAAACTTCTTCCGCGAATCGTTCGGGTAGTTCCTCTATTTTTTACTTTATGAACCGCACCTTCCACTCTTTGATCTAAAATAACACCAGTTTTTCCTTCCATTTCCTGAAGTTTATTATTAGCGTTAGTTAATCCTGCAGTATCTCCGATTGCTTCTAAAACTCGACAAGCTACTCTTTGAGCTAAAATCATGTGTAATTCTGTAGGTACGTTAGGAATACAGGATTCCCCCGCTAAAGAAATATAATCTCCAGCCTGTAAATTACTTGGAATATTATTTACGTCTGCAATTGTAATTACTTTTGCAGAATTTTGAACGTTAGATACCACTAAATCAATTGCGGGAGTCCCATCAATTTTTGACATAATGCTGTGTGGTGAATTTCTTTTTACGAAATCAAAAGTCTGTGCTGAGCTGTACGTACTTGGCATATTTATTACTGAGATATCTCCAGTAGTTCTGTTTATGCTTTGTATTGTTGCTACCGCTGCGTTTTTTACTAATGTATTTGGACGCATATAATAATAGAAATACAAAAATCCTTGTACTGTACTATTAATATCGGGGTATAATACAATGCTATCGCCTTGCATATAAAATTGTCTCATGTATCCAGTATTAGTGCTCATACCAATACCTGAATATTTTTCATCAGAATTAATTTGAGTCATTTCGTACTCATTTATTCCGTCTGAACTGTAAGACATGTCATTTAATTTATTCCCGAGAGCGCGTTCCGGTAAAGGATATTTTACTTGTGGGGAATTTATCGGCTGTATAAATTTAGCCGTTAGGTAATTGTCTTTCATTTGTAAAATTGACGGTACTAAACCAATTAGCATTTCTTCGTTCATAAATGAAATTAAATCATCGTCTGAAAACGTGCTATTTGCTTCAGGAAGCATCATTCTACTTTTTATAGAGATTAACAGGTCTGAGACTGTCATTCCGGTTTTAATTGCCATTTATAGTCCTATTAGCTGGAATGCTATTAAGCCATTTTTTTAGCTTTTAATTCCATAAGTTGTTTTTCAAGTTCTGCAATTTTTCTTTCTTCGTCAGAACCATTTTCTGCTGACTCATCTTCAGATGCTTCCATTTCTGGAGATTCATCCATTTCTTCATCATCATTTTCGTGCATTAATTCTTCAACACCTTTTGGAGTTGGAGCACTATGATCCATGCCTGTCGGAACTACTTTTTTCGCTAGGTCCAAACCCTTTTCAAGACCCTCCGGTGAATTAGAAGCGACAGTTACTTTTTTCAAACCGTCTTTTAATTCTCCACCCATGTGATCTTTTAAGCTTGCCATTAACGATTTAATAGCTGATGCTTTTGCTTCCATTTCATGTGAGCTTTTTGGAGCATCTGCTTGCTCTGCGGCTTTCTTTTTAAGTAAGTCTGTAAATTCTTTCATTTCGTTCTCCTTTTGTCCTACATTAAGTTGTTAAAAATACTCTAATTTTATGTATTTAGTTATACTTGAGTAACCATAGCCCTAAAAGACACTTTATTTGATACAAATCCTGCACTTGAAGCACTTGTATACTGAACTTGTCCAGCGGAAGTTATTGTAAATACTACACCCGTATCGTCACCTGTAAAATCGGCTGACATTACGAATCCAGAAGCTAATTGGATGCCTTGTAATTTGAAAATGGCATTTAAAGGCGTTGTAGCGTTTATTGCTACTGAAACTATGGCTTCAAATCCTCGAATTGTTCCCGCTGCAAAGGCTAATCCTGTAACGTTAGCTACTGTAGCCTGGTTATTAGCTGCGGAAAAAGTAGTTAGATTGATATCTCCAGTTACGCCGACTGCCATGTTGCCATTTAACTTGTTTATAGCTGTTAAAATAGAATCTGAAGCTGTGATAGTTCCAGTAGTAGAAGAATACCCAGTAAGGAGTTTTCCCGTTACTGTGGTATTAGAAATGCTTGCTGTAATTGCTCCTGTTCCCGAGCCTGAAACGTCACCTGATAAAGTTATAGTTTGGTCGCCGGTATTCGTGCCAGAAGTATTAGCTAATCGGGTAAGCGCTGTATCGATTTGCGCGTGAGTATTTGTGCCAATGCTGCTTAAGCCGGTGTGATCTATTACAATATTTGCAGAACCATTAAATGAAGTTCCTGAAATAGTTCTTGCAGTTTGTAATACTGTAGCACTACCGGCGTTTCCGGTAATAGTAGTTTGATCTCCAGTGTTAGTTCCCGAAAGAGCTGTTACCGGAGCGGGAATACCTGTAATTCCTGACCATGCTACTGAAGTCGCAGTTCCAGCGGTATAAATTGAATACCCTGCTGAATTACTTAAATTTGTATCATCTATTACAAAATACATTACTAAAGTATCATTTTGTTTTACTGTGTCCCCGTTTTGTACAGTAGCTGTCGTAAGGGCAAATCTTGCAGTTTGATCTGCTACAATTACTAATCGCTCCAGAGCTGCCGGGGGAATTTGTGTAATAGGAATTAAAGTGCTAGCATCTAGAGTTGCTACTCCGTTTGCTACACCTTTTTGGGAAGTTAAAATATAACTAGATAATGCGGAAGCATCTGCTTTTAAAGCTAATGCATCGAATACTGCATTTTGAGAAGGTGCAACATCTACTACACCATTTACAATTGCATCTGCTACTGTTGCTGATTTTGCTGCAGAGCTAAAATCTGAAATTGTAGCTGCTAATTGTGTGCCTGTATGATTTGCTCTAGCTGTAGCGTCCACATTTGGAACGTTAGAAAGACCAACATCACTTTTTGTAACTGTAACATCTGCAGATAAAGTATGCCCATTTACAGTTCTTGTATTTGGAACGTACCCGCTTAAATCTTGATCTCCGGTATTTGTCCCTGAAGTATTTGCTAAACGTGATAGAGCTGTATCAATTTGTGCGTGAGTATTTGTGCCAATGTTTTGTAAATTTACGTGATCGATAGAAATATTTGCCGTACCGTCGAAACTCGTCCCCGCAATTGTTCTTACAGTTTGTAAAGCTGTTGCAGTAGCTGCGTTTCCTGAAATAGTTGTTTGGTCGCCGGTGTTTGTACCTGAAGTATTCCCTAATACTGTTTGCTGTGCATCTGTAATAAATCTTTTATTAGAAGAATCTGTAATATTTGCAGTAGTGCTAGTATCGCTGTTTACAACGTTTCCTAAACCTACGTCTGCTTTTACAATTCCAGTTGGAGAAGTAATTACTGGAGCTGTTAATGTTTTATTTGTAAGAGTCTGTACTCCGTTTAGAGTTACAGTTCCGGAACCTGTCGGTGCTTGAATATTAATTGTATTTGTTGCTGTATTTCCTGTGATAGTTACAGAAGAGTCCGAGCTTGTGAAAGTCATTTCTGAAACGTTAACGAGATTTGTCCCTGCAGGAACGTTTATTACACCGATTCCAGCTCCTGAAGCAATGTTTTCAGAATCTGTTCCAGAGCCAACTAAATGTACAAAATTAGAAGTACTATCATATACTACTACATTAATTTGAATATAATCCCATTGAATTATATTTATTGTTTTTGGAGACAAGCCAGTCATTACGTCGATAGGAGTAAATGTATGCTCTCCTGCTAATCGACCTTTAACTTCAATTTCAAAAGTAGGTCCAGCATGTTCTGTGCTGAAGACTATTTTATCGTAGGAAGTAACGTCGAATTCCCCGAGACTTTGGGTACTGGTAATTAATTTATCTAAACTTACTTTTCCAATAGCCATATTATTTTCCTATTTTTTCTAAATAATCTGATATTTGTTTTGGTGTTGTAAAATCATCTACCCAATCTAAATGTAAAGCTTTCCCTACAAATTCTGAGCAGATAAATTTATTGTTTTTAATTCTTATTGTAATTCCGGTAAGGTATTTTAATGCTATTTGAAAGATTTGCTGATAACTATATTTTTTACCTAATTGGTGGTAAACATAATTCATATCTACCGCAGACTCTGGAATTTTGAATTTATTAATTACTTTATTATCTTCTAAAAAAGTATCCACATGCATACAGTTTACATAACCGTGGCTAGCTTGGAATACCAACTGCCCTTTTACAATAGCAATATGAGAAAACTCAGTTTTTTGATAAAACTTAATTAACTGTGCTCCGAGTTTCCATTTTTTAGGTGAACTTGTAATAATTAACATTATACCAATACCTTGTGTAAGGAAAAGTTAGCGTAAATATTTACGTCTGCAGTTCCCGTGGAAGTGTAAGCAATTCTAATAATTAATCCCGCTGGAAGCTTAGCCGGGTACGGTATTTCTTTGTTAAAATCTGCTGCATACCAGTTAATAAATGTATTTACAATTCCGTATACCGGGTGAACAATGTGAAATTTAATTTCATCCCCGGGAACGTTACCATCTAAATTAATCATAGCACCTGTAATTAAATGGTCGTCAGTTAGCGGTAAATCAATATTCATTACTGTTCCCGCCGGAACTATAGCTTTTACTTTTTGTCCGTTAAAAGCCATTTTTGACTTGTCAAATTCAGCTACGCTAAGTGGGTTATAAGTTGAATTAATCATATTTTACTCCTAGTATTCGTACCCTTTAATAACTGCTACTCCGTATCCTACCGCTGCTGCGGTACCTGTCGCTCCTAATCCTAAAATAGATAAGCCAATTCCTGTACCTGCTGCAAATTCTATTCCTTCTGGAATCGGTATGGAAATTGTGGAAGATACCCCTGCGGTTGCAGAAGAAGTTCCTATAATCCAGTTATCTACTACTGGAGATCCAATTGCTACCACACCCCCTGTATTTGCTCTCAGTGTAAAGCGAATCGATCCTGCTGTTGCAATACCAATATAAGTTAAAGTTATAGAAGTAACTCTGAAAGTTTTACCTGCTGTAACAACCGCTGGAGTTGTTGTTGCTGTAACTGCTGCTCCGGATTTGTAACCTGTAAGCGAAACTAGAGTATCTGTAGACGAAGAAATTACCTGAGCTGCCATAAAATAATTTGTAGTATTTCTACCTGAATTATGTAAATCTTGAGTTGGGAGTACGTTAGTTGCCTGTGCATTTTTTGTAGTAGTTGAAAATGCTACTCCATTTATTTCATTAATTGCACACGGAGCGTTATTTAATTGAGTAGCTGACGGGATAGTTCCGTAAGCAGTATCAATTTGAAAAGTAGTTGTTGCAGATGCGCCGTTATTTTGAACTGTAACTTTACAATAGTTACCATTTAAAACACCAGATCTAGCAAAAGGAGCACCCGCTATAATAGAATATGGAATAGAGGAGATTACCTTAGTTCCAGCAGCATCAATATATTGTAATACTGTCAGCGTCATGTTTTGATCTGAAGTTACTAAAATTGAATATGATTGCTGGTTAAATGTAGATTCTGGAGTTCCTGTAAATGTTGCAGATGCTGCTAACTGAGCTACTGAACTATTCACTGAAGAAGCTACGTAATTTGTCGCACCTTGCGCTACTGCTAGGTTGTATAGCCCTGCTGATAAAACTGAATTGATTGGATTCCCAAAAGCGTCAACTACCATAATATCTGTTTCAGATCCAACTGACGATTGAGCAAAGCTTACCGATAGATTTGCAATACCGCCGGCATTTGCAACTGATCCGTTCACAACTCTAACTCGTGAGTACCTTCCTGATGTTTTGTGACAAGAATAATTAGAAGATCCGGCAGCTACTTGGTAAGTGTCAGCAGTATACCAATTAGTTCCATCCGCTGAAGCATCAAAATAAATTGTTAATGTTGTAACTGAAAATGCTGAATAAGAAACATATGCTCTTCCATCTATTGTATCGAAAGTTTGAGATGTAAAAGTTGCACCTGATCCAAGTGCTGCGGTTGTATTTTGAAAAGTTGGTACTGCTGGATTTACGTTCCACTGTCCAAGTTGTGAAGATAAAATAGTTTGTTGAGCTAGCGAAGCATTTAATGCAACTGAAATTGTTCCAGATGTAAATAAAGATGCTCTTGTTCTTATTTGTGTATATCCACCACCAGTAATTAGGAAAACCCCGTTAGCAGTAGTTGAGAAAGTAGAAGCATACGGTAGTGAAGCCGTAACTATGGACGCTGGAAGCTGTTGCCACGTAGTTGCATCCGGGAGAAGTCCTTCAAATATAACAGTACCTACCCACGTTCCAGTTAATTGAGCTAAAACAGTGTAAGCCCCTTGTGCGTTTATAGCTACGTTACCGTTTAATGCGGTAATTGTCCCCGTCTGTAAAGTATCCACACTCTGCGCGCCAGTATTTGCTGCAATTGTGGTGAGTAGGGCATTTCCAGAAGTTTGCAATGCGGATGTTGCTAAAGTCGTAGAAGATACTGGAACTGTCTGGTCAGATGCGATATTTACTGCCAGTGAGTTAGCTGTAGTTTTAGCACCTAAACTTGCCGGTAATTTTGCTGACATTGCAGCTTGAGTTGTTTCTAAATTTAACGCTGAAGTATTTAAATTCGTTCCGGCGTTTGCTGTAAAAGCTGTATTCGAAATTGCACCAATTGTATTAGCACCAGTTGGTAATGCAGGTAAAGAAGTCACAGCTACGTTAGGAGTTCCCGAGATAGCTACTGTACCTGATACAGGTTGAGTTACTGCGGAACCATCCACTTTAAAAGCGTTAGTTTGATTTACTAATGTATCTGCTTTTACAACTACTGTATTTGTAATTCCGGTTAAGTTACCTGTACCAATGTTTGAAGTAACTGTACCTGTTACGGTTGTAGTTGGAGCAGAATCTACTATAACGTGCCCTATAACGTTCGTACCTGCTGGTATTGCTGGTAAAGTTGAAACAGCTACTGTTCCCGAAACTGGAACTGCAGTAGCTCTTAATTGTGTATCTGTTAGCGGTCCAGTAACTGCTACAGAAGCTGCAATGCTTACTGGTTGAGTTGCCGGAAAATTTGAAACAGAAACTGAACTTAATGGAGTTAATGTTGCTATTTGAGCTGCAGTTAAAACTACAGGAGTACTAGCTGCTGCTAAAGCCTGTCCTAGCGCTGGTGTTTTTGTATCTATAGAACTTAAACTAGAGTTACCTGTAGTTTGTAAAGCTGAAGTGCTAGCTCCGGCAATAGTTCCTAAATTGGCTGTAACGGTTCCTGAAACTGGAACTGTCTGGTCTGAAGCTATATTTACAGCTAAAGAATTGGCAGTAGTTTTAGCTCCTAAAGTTGCTGGAAGTTTGGCTGACATTGCAGCTTGTGTAGTTTCTAGATTCAGTGCAGATGTATTTAAATTTGTACCGGCGTTAGCTGTTACTGTTCCATTTACAGGAACTGGATTTCCAACATCATTTGCTATTTCAATACTAGAATTGGAAATAGCTACAGTTCCAGAAACTGGAATAGGATTGCCTACGTCATTTGATATTTCTACTGATGAATTCGAGATTGCAACAGTACCTGTAACTGGCATTGGATTAGCTGCTGAAATATCTCCATCAGAAACTCCGTCTGCTCCTATTACTACTTTTACTCTTTGATGTAAAACTCCCCCAACATCGTCGGCTGCTATTGTCGCGCCGGTTCCCGGACTTACTGGTAGGTTATCGCTCATTTTTAATCTCCTTATATTTTATAGCTTTTACACCATAAGTTGGAGTCTTTCTGTGACATTCTATGCACAAAGTTCTTCCATTATTAATATCATATCTTAATTCTTTATTTATACACCATGGTACAATATGGTCTGCTTGCAATGTACCACCTTTAATATTACAAATTTGACAAGTATACTCATCTCTTTTGAATATTGCTAATCTCCATTGTTTGTATTCATCTTGAGCTATTGCAATTTTACGCTCATTTTTATTTTTATAACCTCGATAGTTCCAGTGAGCTTCTCCTCTAATTCCTAATTTTGAATCTCTTTGTTTTTTTCTAGTTTCCTCAGATGCTTTTTTACCTTTATTAGGAGAAGGTAATCCTTTTTTAGCACAAGATTGAGAGCATGATTTAATTCTATCCTCTGAAGGCTTAACTTCAAATTCTTTACCGCACTTACAAACTTTTTTTATACTTTCTTTTTTATTAACTGGAACTGATCCTTTTTTAAATTGAGTTGCAGGAGAACATGTGATACCTTTTTTAGCACTATTTGCACAAGATTTAGCGCAAAACTTTTGAGTTAGTTTTCTAGTAGTGTATTCTTTTGTACAATGTAAACAGTTTGCTGTTTTCACATTTATCCTTATGCTAAAGTTGTACGAACAATCGTACCTTCTGTTGTTTTATAACTTAATTGATATCCTGTAACTACTGTAATCTCTTTTGTAATTGCTAAAAGTAATCCCATAGGAGTACCTTCAGTCGTAGTGCTTGCTTTTACCCAAACTTGCCCAGCTACAGGAGATACTGGATCGGTAGTGTATTCAGGAATTAAACCACTTCCGCCGCCTGAAGCTAATGTTGGAGCTTCTACTATTGCGTCTTGAACATTCGTAGATACAAAACTTGTACCCGTGTTGTCAAATGGTACTGACTTTGCCACTTGCGATAATTTCATTTTATCTGACATTATGGAGTCTCCATTATTCTTGCATTTTTATTTGCACCAGAGCAAACTAACCACACTTGAAATGTTGGAGAGTTTGCATCAATAGAAAACGATACTGATTGTCCTTTATAGAGGGGAAATCCTGTACTTGTAGTTACAGTATTACTCATTCCAAAAAACATATCAGCATCGAATGCTACTATTGTTAAAATCTTTCTATTTGTTAATCTACTAGTCGAAACTTTTGCTTCGTAAGCTGTATTAGCTGTAACCAAATTTAAATTGCCGACAAGCCCGCCAGCACTAAGTCCATCTGATACTGTTAAGTCACCAGTAGGAGTAGCATTTACTGCGTTTGTCTCATTACCAGTAAGATCACTTCCTATGATCTTAGAGGGTAATGCTGCTTGTAATTCAGTTAGATCCGCCATTTATAATCCTAATTAAACTTCAGTTCCTTCAATTGTCGAGTAAACATCTTCTGCTGATTTATCTAAGTTAGTAATTATTACTCTTATTTTAGCGCCTGTTACTTGAGTAAAAGGAGATACAATTGTAATATCAACATTTGGATTAGCAGTAGAATTAAAACCTACAAATTTAGTATTGAATGTTCCAGAAGCTGCTGCAGTTTCGTATTGAACTACTACTTTTATTTTACCAGAAGCTGAAGCCCAAACTCTTGATAACTGTAAACTTTTTAAAGCTGATACAGTATAATCATGAGTTGAAGAAGCCGCTGCTGCTATTGAAGAACCTGTTGCATAATCTTGTACTGCTGTTCCCGGAAGAGATGTACTCATTACTACTGGTACTGGATTTAAAGTTGTAACTGCAGCACCTGCAATTCTTAAATCTGCGCCAACAATAGATCCGCTTACATCAGCTTTATCTGTTGCAAAAGCTAATGCTCTAATATCTAAAGCAGTAGCAGTTACTGTTAGAGTACCATCTACTGTAATACTGTTTCCACCATCTTGAATATTTACCGCAGATCCGCCAGCACCGTTTTGTACTGTGATACTTTCTAAAGCAGCAAGTGAAGTTGCTCCTAACTCTACAGTACCATCGACAGTAATTGAGTTACCACCATCTTGGATATTTACTGCAGCGCCGCCTGAACCGTTTTGTACTGTAATAGATTCTAGAGCTGCTAAGCTTGTAGCGCCTAATTCTACTGTACCGTCTACTGTTAAACTTGCACCATTATCAGTAATATTTACAGATCCATCTGAATTTACTGCTAACTTTTGACTCGTAACCGTGGCATCCGAAATCTTTACTACTACATCCCCGTCATTTTCGGTCCGGACTGGTAATGAACTGTTTAAATCTGACATCTATCTCTCTCCCTTTAATTAATAATACACATTAGGTGTATCTATTTTTGTTATTTTAATTTTTCTTTTAATTCTATTTCTTTTGTTTCTTGTATTTTTGCTAAACTTTTTAATCTTTCAATTTGCTCTTCGCTTTCTAAAATCTTTAGATACATTTCTTCTTTTGCCGCATTTACTCTTAATAATTCAACTTCAATTTTCTTTTTTTCTAATGGTGTCATTTTAATTCTCCGATATTTGTATTCTTGCTGTAAAATCTCCAGGAGTTGGTCTAGTATGTAAAACTTTTACTACTACTACGTCTCCAGTTGCTAATGCGTATCCGCTATAACCTGAGCTGAAATCAAAATTAACGTTTAAAGCTCCGCCAAAATAAGTTTTCATGCTATCTATTCTCACTCCGTTTACAAAGACATTATATTGTCCAATATTGTCCCCGGATGCGAAAGCTTTTTCCAATACTGCAGTTTTTCCTGCTGGTACAGTATAGGTAATTAATACTGTTGTTACCCCACTAGCTACTGCTAAAACCTCGTTAAAAACACTCTTAGTAACTCCTACAGGTAAATTATCTACAATTACGTGTGGAGCATTTGTTACAACTACATTCTGCGGATTTGGAAAATTCGTAACCGTTACGCTGCTCGCGGGACCTCCCCCGCCTCCAGAAACTGTTACATTGCTAAATCCAGAACCTGCAATATCTATATAATTACTATTTGAGTCGTAAGTAACTACTTCTAAATCTAAAAAATCATACAAAGAAACATCGATGAGTTTATTTGTACTGCCCACTACTGTGTCTAAAAGCTGGTAAGAATTCTGTCCCTGTATTTTTCCGTATACAGCTACAATATTGGTTACGCCCGCATTTTCCACAATAATACGTATTTGTGAATCGTCGATAATATCGAACACTCCCAGCGAACCCGAAGATTTTTGTAATTTCTTAATCCCGAATTTACCAGATGATGCCATATTATTCCGTTTTCACGTTGTACGCTACAATAAGTTGTTAAATTTTAATGATTTTTAGGTAGTTTTGTCGTCTGGAAGCGAATCTGCTTTAGTTTGGGCTTTTCTTCCAAAATATAATGAACAGGATGCTATAAAAAATGAAAAACTACCAGAATGATCTATTATTTTTGTAACTAAGCTAAGTACTACACAAATTGAGCTAATAAATACTAAAGTTGCAGAAATACTCCCACGACCTGATAAAGGGTCCCTAAACACCGGAAATGGTATCCCTAGAGAATTTCCTTTATGTACCCAAGCTTTTAATTTCTCAAACATACTTTTTCAAAGATGACATTAATTTACCAAATTTCTTAGGCTTAGGCTGCATTGCTCCATCCTCAGAAATCGGGGGAACTTTTTCAGAAAAATCTGCCATTTTTGGAGCTTTTGGAAGCGGATCTACTCCTTTTAGGACTTTTTCTTCTTTTCGTTTTTCGTTCGCGTATTTCCAGCTCATTATTGCACTCTCTGTTTAAGTTTATAAATTAATACTTCATTTTTATCAGCAATATCACCAATCATTTGTATAGTTCCCTGAGTCGTTCCCGAAGCCTTGCAAAGCACTTCAATTTTACCGTTAATTTCCTGTATTTGTTTTAGACAAGATACCAGTAAATCTTTGTTTTCCTTTACGCCTTTTAGCGGGTAAGTTCCACATTTCTGCACAGCTTGCGACAATACAGATTGCTCGTCTAAAGCTTCTGTACTGTTCAGCCCAATAAATCTTTCAATTACATTGTCGTAATCTGAATCTGCCTTACTGTAAATTTCAGCTAAGAATTCGTGGTCTTGTAAAAATACTGCTCTAGCAACAACGTGGTGTGCTTTGTGTGAGTACATATTTAAACATTTTAATAATACTGCTAACTCTAACATTTAATTTCCTTGTAGCGCAGCAAGTTGAGCTTGCAATTCGGCTATTTTTTGTTGTTTTTCGTCCTGTAAAACTTGTACTGTAACATCTGTAAATTCTACTGTAAATCCGGGAATAATTTCGTTCCAAGCAGGAATTGCCGGAACTTCTGGAATAGTTGCTGTAGCTGGGTGCATTGGAGAAATTTCATTTCCTAAAGAATCAAATTCTGCGGGAACAATTCCATGTCCGGGAATTGCCGGAATAGCTGGAATTTCAGCATGTGTAATTATTTGCTGTTTTGGTCCCCAATTTTGTCCTAAAGTAACTTCTGCTACGTATTGATCTGCTAATTCTTGAGATTCAAAATCACGCCATACAAATTGTCCTGAAGGCATAGTTAATGTCATTCTAATCATTAGTATCCTCCAGCTTTAATAATACTTATTCTAGTTTGAGTGGTAGATAAAGATCCTCCTACTAAAGTACTGCTTATAGAAGGTCGAATATCTATAAAGTCTCCTTTTACTAGTTTAATATTTGTAGAGCCTGTCCCTACACTTCCAGTTGCATGGAAGGAAATAGGTTTATAAATCGTTCCATTTTTATAAATATTAAAAGTAGGAGCAGTTCCAGAACCTGAGACAAATACTTCAGTAGTATAAAATCCTGTACTAGGTGCCGTGAATTTCCAAGCAGTAGGAGAAGTTGTAGCAGCTCCGTGTGTATCAAACTCAATACTGTCAAAGTTAATTGGTATTGTCGTGCTTGCGGCGAAGCTGGCACTTAACCAGTAACTTGCTGCTACTGTTTGCTGTGAGGGAATCGTAACTAGAGATGGAGATTTCGAAGCATTTATTACAAAGTAACCTGAAGAGTAGATATTAAAACTTGCATCAGCTCCTAGTTGCTTATTAACGCAAGTGGTAAGTAAGTTTGTTGCCCCCTCAATTGTAAGTATCCCAGTTACTTCACTGTATGTAATACCAGCTCCGTATTCACTAGTAGTATTTATTTGTACTCGATCATAACTAAACATTGAAGCTTTTGCCAAAGCTCCGTAAGCGTCTACCTGTTTACTTTTTAAGCCTTTTCCAACAAAAATATCTACTCTTGCTGGAGAAGCACTTGTAGAAGTTGCATTATAAGCTCTTGCGAAAACTTGAATACCATTCACGTTCATTGAGCTTGTAGTTTGAGTAGGAGCACTTGCAGCTATTGTGGCTGTGTTACTTGAAGCAGCATAAGTGTAAGTATTAAACGTCCCTATAGCATCTACAGCAGGATCTATTGCAGTACTCTTAAACACAAAATTCATTGTGTCTGAAGATACTTGTTGAGTTGGTGAAGCTGTGGCGTTGTTGTCTGCGGTAGCTGTAAGGGATAATGAAGACATCGTTGTTACCGAAGTATCATTTCTTTGTACTCTTATCAGATCTCCTGTAACTAGCTTAACCGTAGTTCCAATAGTTAAGAACATATTGCTTGTTGCTGAGAATGTATGGTTTGCCAATATTCCGTCAAATCCTGCCGCTGCTGTTAATAGTGTAGCGTTTCTCGTAATTGCAAATGCTGGAGTTCCAGTGACTGTACCTGTTTTTGTTACTGAAATATTAAGTGTACAATCTTTTAACGCTTTAAAATAAGCTCCATTTGCAGAATCACTTACAACTTGAATTATACCTAGATTAGTGTTCTTTGTGATGCTCGGTATAAATACGCCTGTGTTCGTGCTTCCCCATGACGTACTTGCTGTCATAGCTTCGATTGCTTCCACATCCTGTGTTTTCATGTTCACAAAACTAGTAACATCTACAGAAGATAGGTTTGGTTTACCTACTTTCGAGATTGTGAACTGTGCTTGATCTGGAAGTGTACCAGAGCTTACTCCATTTGTATGTGGTCTTATTACATCATTTTTAATTAAGTTCCCTTGCCAAGTAGCAACATTTGAAAAATCCGCAGCAGAAGTTGTAGAAATATCTAATCTATCCGCTACCGTTATTCCATTAACTTGAGTAGTTAATTGTGAAGAATTTTTTGAAATACCCAAATTAGACCCTGTTGAGAAAATATCTGAGTATGAAATGTGATAAATACCATCTTCATTTACTGTAAAACTTGCGCCTAAAGTAGCTGAATCAGCGTAAGTAATTGCTGTACCTAAATTATCCACAGTATTTGTAAATCTTCTAATTTTAGTATTCGTCGATCCGTAACCATTGGCAGTATTTAAACGTACAGAAGAATCACTCTGCGACCATTGCGGTAATACGTTTGAAAAGTTAGCAGCGATGCTTGTTTCTGTGAGTGAAAGAATAAAACTATTTTGAATATTAGAGTTAGGCGCAGAAGATGCTGCAACTCTAACTATGTCCCCTATTTTTACTGGGATTACAGCCGATGCTGTTTTTACTCTACTTGCTACGTTTTCAGAAGATGATAATATCTCTGAAGCTAGAGGAGCTGCTGTTAAAGTAGTTTGATTTAATGTTAAGTATAATGTCTGATCTGGAAGGTTAAGTGAACCTGTTAAAGCTAAAGTACCTGCTTTTTTAAGCTGAATATATGTTCCATTATTAGAGTCTGAAACTACTGTCCAAGCATCGCCCTGAGTAATTGTCTGTGTATCAAATTTTACAATCTGAGTAGCTACTGCTCCACGAGTAGAGGCACCTTCAAAACGTAATTGATGAGTAGGAATGGTTATTTTTGTATCTGAAGATGGATTCAGTTGTTTTAGTGAGCCAGCGTAGGATACTTCTAAAAAGGCATTAGAAACTGCTCCAGAAGCTGTTGAGTTAGATACTGAAATTATATCATTAGCTTTTAAGTTAGCAGGAACTGTATAAGGTAAATTTCCGCCAGTAGCAGTTGAGAATCCATAACCAGCATACTGAAGTCCGTTTACAAATATCTGTGCTCCTCCACCAGCAGAAGCTGTACCTGAAGCTGAGATATTATAGATACCGTCTAATAAAACTGTAACTTGTCCAGTCGCTGAGTTTAATTTAAAAGCAGACCCGGTGTTTTCAACTACTGTATATCCTGTCCAAATAGCTGAACCTGTGGCTGACCCCCCTGAAAGTCTTAACATTGAGTCAGGAGTTTGAACTAATTGCGCTGTTGTAAGCGGAATTGTTGTTGAGGTTGTTTCTACTGCTGACCACCCTGCTATAGGAATTGGTCCTGATGTAAAGTAAAGAGTAGAAGGAGCCACTGGCATAGGTGTAGATGTGTTTACAATTGCGTAAGCCGCTGCATTAGATTGCATATAAATATTCAAATATCCATTTCCGGCAGCACTAGATCCTACAAAGTAATTGTTTCCATTTCCAAATGCTGCGTTAAATGTTAAATCACCTAAAGGAGAAGCTGCAACATAGCCAGTTTTAATTAATAGTGAATCTGGTAATGGTATTCTATATTCAGTAGAAGTTATTGTAGATATAGTAAAAGAACCTCTTAAAAATAAAGAATCCCCTACTCTTCTTTTTTGAATTGATACTGCCGAGGGAGTTCCAAAGCCTTGAAATGCACTTGCAGTAGTTAATCCAGAATCCACCCAGTCGTAGTCGTTATTTTTTGGAATTGTAATACTAGTGCTACTTAAAGCAGTTGAAGTTAATTTTATAGCGATATCGTCAAAATATGATTCCGGCGAACCTGTTTCTGCTAAAGCTGAGATTGTGTAACTTAGCGAGATACACGAAGTTGGCACGTCAAAAGTAAAAGATTGTTTTGCCGGTAAATCAGAAATTCTTAAAGTAACTGTAGCACTCGCGGAAGCAGCTTGGGAAAGTGTAGCTGTAAGCGCAGAAGAACTAAAAGCAGTAATTGTCGTTCCTGTAGCAATACCAGAACCAGTTACAGTTTGCCCAATTTTTAATTTGTTAACATCTGAAACTGAAAGTCCAGAAAGTGTTGTATTCGTATTTGTTGTTGCGGAAATGGCTTGCGATGCAAGCGTAATTGGCTGAGACGCGGCTAAATTTGTAGCGTTAGTTTCGTCGAAAATCAATATTGTAACGTTACCTTGTGTAGCTGAAGATCTTGTATACAAATTCAATGTGAGGTTTTTACCTTTGAATTCGTTATCTACAGGAATTACCTGTTTAAAACTTTGTGTTGATCCCGCAGAAATTAATTGTGCAGCTTTTGCATTTTTAATTAATAAGTTACTAGCTGTAACCAGAGTTAAACCAGTTTGTGTAAAATCTGTTAATACTGCAGATTCAAAAGATTGTTGCGCTAAAGTATCGAATGGTAATTCAGAGCTTCCGCCGCCTGTTCCGCCGATTACCTGCCATCTTGCAGAAGTACTATCGTAACTTAAAATTAAAGCAGCATCTTTTGCCATTGTAATTGTAGCAGAAGTTCCTGTGAAAATTCTATTAGCTGCAGTTCCCGAAGCGAGAGAGGAATCGACAACTGTAATTGCGACACCTGTTCTATTAAAAATAACTAATTCTTGCCCATTAGCACCTGCGGGAATATTTGCTAAGGATACCAAAGAAGCATTAGTGAGGCGAACGGCTCCACCGGTAAACGCAGCTAAAGAAGCGTTAGAACCAGTTGTAGTGGAATCTGTAGCAGCCTGTAATTCGATGTGTTTTGTATTTGCTAAAGTGAAGTTATTAGTTCCTACGGTGATATCTGTAATGTCTGATAAAACTCCAGAACCATTGTTTGCCTGTAGTGCATTATTTGTTCCTGAAGCTAATTTTGTTCTTGCAATTGCTGCAGCAGAATTTATATCTACGTTTACAATACTATTATCTGCAATCATTGTTGAAGTTACAGTACCAGTGTCGTTAGTTGTAACTAGTGCTCCAGTTTTCCCGGATAGCAATCCTAATTCTGTACTTGTTACTGTAGATACAGAAACTACTCCAGTTCCGTCAGAAACTAAAGCTCGTGACGCGGTAAGCGCTGCTAATTTTGAATATGCAATAGCTGCAGAAGTTGCAATGCTTGCATTTGAAATATTTGAAAGTGTATTTAAACTTGCGTCAATTGTTTTATTTGTTAAAGAAACTGTAGCTGCGTTTTTTGTAGCATCAGAAGTATTATCTACGTTCCCGAGTCCTACGTCTGCTTTTGTAATACCAGTAGGCGAGTTTATTACGGGGGAAGTAAAAGTTTTATTTGTAAGCGTTTGCGTTTGCGAATCTGTTACGATTTGTCTCGCTGCTGCTTGAATATATAATTTTAAAAAGTTGCCGTTTTTGTAAATTACGCCTTCTGTCGTGATGTTGTCTGCAGCTTGGTCTTTAAATCCAATTCCTGCGTCAAAATACTTAAATGTTTTAATAGTCATTTTCTCTCCCTAATTGTTGTAGAACGTAATTAACTTTGTGCAACTGCGATTCCTCTAAATAGTATTTTACCAGCATAATTACTTCCGGAAATCGTAGAAGATTTATACTGTACCTGACCGGCATTTGTTATATCTAAAATTACACCTGTATCCCCGAGTCCTTCTTGGAATAGTATCCAATCTGTGTCGGTGCGTAATCCTGTTAATGTAAATTGTTCATATTGTTTTACTGAGTCTGTAGTTCGGGAAATACTTCCGTTAACAATAAAAGATCTTACTGTATTTGGATTAAATTTAAAATCTTGAATATCGGCAAAAGTAGTTTGATTTAATGCAATGTTTGCACCAGTTTCCAAAATGTCGTTAGCACCTTTTAAAGAGTTTAAAACAGCGGCAACTTCAGCAAGGTAATTTGTAAGCGACTCGCCCCACGGAGCAGGTTCACCTTCTGTAGGTAAGTTAAATGGTATATTATTTACTGTGACAATTATAGACATGGTTTACCTCTATATAAGTTGTTAAAAATAGATGTAAAGTGTGTATTTTGTTTTCTAAATGTCCCCGGAGCCTTTTTTCAAGTTATCAACAGCCCAGAGAGGTTGTAAATTAGTGTAATGTGACAGTTTTACTAATTCTTCTTCTGTTTTGGCGGTGGAAATTGGGATAATATGGTCGATATGGATTTTTCCCGCGTAAACGGCATCCCAGTTCATTTCGGGGGAAAATAAGCTTTCAAAATAAACTTTAAACTCTTCTGCGGTACATCCTAGGAATTCCATGGAGGAAGTTACTTTTACAATGCCTTTGTAGCGAAATACTTTTTTAAGGCGATTCCTATAGCGACGTTTTAAAATATACATAGGATCACTTAGTTTACGTTTATGGTGACGCTCTAATTGATAAGCATTACGCTTTTCTTTATTATTTTGAAAATACCTAGCACACCTGGCATTCTCACACTTTTTACAATTAGATCTTCTTCTATTAATTTTTAAAGGATCTCCATGAAATTCAGATTCACTTTTCTCCTCTAGACATTCTGTACATTTTATTAAAAATTTAATCATATATCATCCTTAATAAGGTTAAAAAGAAGGCGAGAAATTCTCGCCTTCTACACTTAGTTAGCTAAGTAGTTGAAATCATGGATGCGTGATACCCGTAATCAATAAAGTCTTACCTGGCGCTCTACAGAATAATGCAGAGTTTACGTAACATCTTAATTCATATCCAGCATTGTTTGGAGCTTGAGTTAAGAAATTATCTGGTAATCCTGGTAATTGGAAAGTGATGTCTGTAGAACCAATACGTTTCATGTCTTCAGCATTGAAGATATAAGCGTAAGCTTCTTTACAGTAAATAGAAGATTGAACTTCAATTTTACCTGATTGACAATAAAATTCGATAGCCATTGCACCGTTATCTAATTTCTTAGTGCTGTATGAAGAGTCAAATCTTCTTAAAGCAGCTTGATCTTTCATTAAAGATGACCAAGTTTTTGGGTTAACGATAGCGATAACGTCTTTTTCTAAACCTTTTTCAGCCGGACGAGCCATTGCTTTAATAAGTTTTTCGAAAGTTAATTCTCCACCAGCGTTATACACGTTACCTTTCCATAATTCATACTGAGCAGCAGAAATTTCGAAAAGTGTACCAGTGTTAGCTAGGATTTCGTGTAATCCTACCATTTCTTTACCAGCAGAAGATCCACCGATTTGGTATGCACCAGCAGGAAGGATTACGTCTGTAGCAACAACACCAGCCGCAGCAGCGTCAGTTGTCATAGTAATTTTTTTAAGGTCGAAGTCAACACCTGAAATTACGAAAGTTCCTCTTAACACTGATTTTGCAGAGTCAAAGATGTCAACTTTCATATCTTTTGCACCTGAATAGATACCTGGTGCCCATTCAGCGTCAGTGATCGAAACTGCAGAAGTTACTGCTCCAGAAACGATACCGATGTTGTTACCACCGTACATTAATGATACTTCATGTTTTTTAGACATAGAATCTACCATTGCTTGAACGATATATTTTGTAGCGTTTTCAAAAGATCTGTTGTCTTTTGTATTAGCTGCTGCAAGAAGTTCGTAAGCGATTACTGATCTCAAAAGCATTTGAGAACCGCGTACTCTTGCATGTTTAACTACAGAAGAAATAGCGTCGTTAAGAGCGAAAGCTCCATCGTCACCATCTGCATAAGTTACACCGTGCTCTAATTGAAGAGCTAAAGGTTGAGAGAAAAAGTTCCCTGGAGTTTTGTTTCTCTCAGCGAATTTAATGATTGATTGAAGTTTAGATTGTATTGGAATAAGTTCAATAACACTATCTCCATACACTTCTTTAACAAGCCCGTTTAATCGGGTTAGGTCTGCGGCAACGTTTGCCATAAAAAAATCCTTTGTTTAAAATAATAATAAGTTTAATAAATTAGTATTGCTTTTTTGGTATTTACGTGATAGGATGGCTACAGGGCAGAAAGCTTGCTGTGCGTCTAATCTAGTATTCCCCCGAAGAGGCAATCCTATATTAAGTTGTTAAAATTTAATGAAAGTTGCGTAATTTTAATCTATTAGAATTAACTTATTGTTTTTACTACCGTTTTCTTTAGCCGTAATTACTCTTAAATTCCAAGGCACGTGTAAACCTCTAACAGTCTCCCCTAATAACGGTATGATATGATCAACTTCACGAGGAATCCCATCTAAAGCTTCTAGTCGTTTAGACTCAGTATATAAATCTTCAATTTGCTTTAAGTGCTCTTCTGTAAGCCACGGAGGAGTGGCTTGTAGTTTAGCAGCTCGTCTTTTTGCAGTTTTTGCTGCAATTTTGTCAGGATGTCTTTGTCCGAATTCTTTATTATACTGTTTTATTTTAGCAGGATTCTTATCTGCCCAGTTTTTATTTTTCAAATCTATTTTTATTTTATTATTTTTGCGATAAATTTTTTGCTGTGCTAATTTCTTTTCTTTATTGTCTTGGTAATATTTATCTTGAACTATTTTGGCATGTTCTTTATTATTCTGATACCATCTAGCTTGATTAGCTTTTGCTTTATCTAAATTCTCAATAGTCCATTCCGCATGTTTTAAATTAGAACATACTCTACAATCATTTCTAAATCCATCTTTAGACTTCTTTCTTGGTTTAAAATTATCAACCGTTAATTCTTTTTCAATGCCGCACTTTGTACAAGTTTTCACAGTCACCTCAACTATACTTTATACTATAAGTTGTTAATTGTAAAGGTTTTTTATGCAGTTTTTTGATACAAAAACATGTCAAAATTTAATACATACTATAGTGTTAATTTTAGAGGAATTTTCTAGTTTGTCTCCTAATATTAACTGTAGTGTTAATTTCGGGAGAAATAAAAAAGCCGCTCTGTGAGTAGCGGCTCTTCTGGAAAGCAACTTTTATCTAAGGAGAATTGTATTCTATCATGTTTTTAAATACAAGTCAATAAAAAAGCAAAGGCTTCCGAAGAAGCCTTGCCGCCAGAATCCCTAAGAAGTCTGGGTGATAAAATAGTTTACATGTTTCTTACCGCCGAAACTACCAAAGGCTCTAGGTTTTAACAGCATAGGTTTTTTTATCCCGACCTCTCGCTACCTAGAATGTGTCTCTTTTTCGGGAACAGTTTATGAGCATAGTGTCTCACTCTCAGTATTTATTATGTTTACTTCTATTTTCAAACTCAGTAATAACTTGTAAATTCCAAGGAACGTGAAGACCGGAAACTCCATCCCCTTGTAGAGGTAATATATGATCCACTTCTCGAGGAATTCCATCTGTAGCTTCTAACCTTTTAGCTTCCGTATAGAATTTTTCTATTTCTTTTAAATGCTCCTCAGATATCCAAGGAGGAGTTGCTTGTAATTTAGCAGCTCGACGTTTAGCAGTTTGAGCATTAACTTTATCTGGATTTTCCTTTTTCCACCTTCTATTTTTACTTCTTTTTTGGTCTATGTGTTTATTAGCCCATTTATTTTTTATAGCTTTTACTTTTTCAGTATTATTTTCTGCCCATTTTTTATTCTCTAAAAGTATCTTATCTTTATTTTTAATATAAGATTTTCTACTAGATTTTTTTATAATGTCCGGATTGTTTTTGGTATATTGTTTATTGATAGCTCTAGTACAAATTTTACAAGTTCCATATAGCCCATCTTTCAATGATTTATTTTTATGGAATTCAATTTTTAACTTTAAAGTATTACACTTTTTACAATGTTTCATACTATAAGTTGTTAAATTTGATCTGTTTTTGTGTAGAAAAGGGAGCCATAAGCTCCCTCAGTTAGGGGTTAAATTTTAGTTAATCTTACCAGTCAGCATCGAGTCTTCGTCTTTGTACTGGAGTTTCTTTTTTTGCAGGAGATTTTGAGCCAGTATCTACAATTTTAGTGGCACTTTGCATTTTACCTCTCGCCGCCTGTATTCTTTTATTTCGAATACTCTTAACGCGATCCGATGTAATAATTTCTTCAATTTCATCATCTGACATCTTTTCAGCCATATCCTTCATATCTCTAGAATACATACGTTTTACAATAGGTGCTAAATCTTTCATGTTTACATCAATATTATTATCAAAAGCAATACTAGCAAGCTGTGCCATTTTATTAATAATATACGGAGACTTCGGCAAGCTTCCAGATTCGATAGCTTCCATAATTTCACCTTGAATATGAGCTTCTGCATCTGCTTCTAATTTCTGTCTTTCTGCAGTTTCTCTAGCTAATTTCTCTTCGTGTATTTTCTTTTCATATTCTTCTAGTTTTGCTCTAGCTTTTTCTAGCTCAATAGTTTCTGGAGATTTGCTAGCTTCTTCAATTTTCTGTGCTAGTATTTTATCTGCCATATCTTCAAGTTTTAATCCTAAAGCTGGATTACTGAGAATTTTCATTGGGTCATTTTTTAACATTTGTAAAAATTGATCCATTTCCTGCTCCATCTGAGCAATTTGTTTTTGAGAGCTAGCAGATTTAGCCATTGCTTCCTGTGCAGCTTTTTCCATTTGAAATGCTTTTTGTAAACGTACTTTATCGTTAAGGTTTACTTTTTCCTTAATAACTTTTCCGTTAACTTTAAGTTCCATTTCTAATTCGTTAATTTTCTCTTCGATAGCTTTTTGTTCTGCAGATACCGGAGCTTGCTCTCCAACTGATTGTTCTGCATCAAATTCTGCTGTTTCTTCTGGACTAAAATCCGCCGACGAGTCGATTGACCCTTCGTTTTCACCTGACATAAATACTCCTGTTGCCATCCTTTCGGGGTAGGCTATAGTTGTAGGGCATTATTGCTTGCTACAGTATAAGTTGTTAAATTTGATCTGTTTTTGTGTATTTGACATTATTGTAATTTAATGGTAAACTAGTTTTATGGATATGCAAAAAACTGAAACATTAAAAATTATACGCTATCTCGAATCCTCAGACGGGAAATATTTACAACATGCTTCCTCTGCAAAAGGTGAATACGGCATTATGCCTAAATTCCTCTCGGACGCTAAAAAAGCATTTAAATACAAAAATGTAAAACTGTCTGAAATACAGAAAGCATCTTTAGGTTACGATTTTGTGGTAAAAACTATTGGAACGGATTCCCCTGAGCACGTAGCGTATGCTTGGCTAAACGGTGTATACAAATATAATACTAAAATACCTTATAGAAGACCTGATATTTCAAAACACTGGTATGTAAAACGTTTTAAGGCTTCTGTCTCATCTGATTTAAAAGTGCATCGAATGCTTGCGTCTTTGCCCGCTCCTCTGGTTCCTGAGTTGCGTCTATGGACTGCGGGGAAATAGCTTTAGGAAGTATTTTAGTATCCATTCTAGAGTCGTTTACTGCATTGAAATGATCTGCACCTGTAGGAATTACATCGCTACCTTTTCCAGCTTCCTCGCTGTGTAGCATACCTGTAGGATCGGCTGCAAAAGCATCCCCCTGAGACATTCCGTAAAGTGCTCCTCCTACTCCTAAAGCTTTTAAAAGCGCTGGAGCAAGGCTACTAGCTTTTCTTGCGATATTTCCAAGTGGACTGTATGCTTTATCGACTAAAGGGATACCAGTTTTCATGTATTTATTTAGTAACTGAGGGGAAAGATCTGTGATTTTTGCTGGATTTACCACGTGATCAAATTGCTCCATTTTATTTCCAGCGCCTAGGAATTTTGCAGATTGATCTTCTAGATTTTTTAACATTCCTGGATTATGTGGAATTTCTTCCGCTACGTGAGCAAGTTGCTCCGCTGGTACAGATTTTGGCATATCCATTGGAATTTGATGAGTAACTTCGCCATGAGCTTGCAACGAATCTGGAATTTGTATTACAGGTTTATTTGCAGCGTTATACGCATCCGTCTGACTTTTTAAATTGTCTAATAATTTTTTAAATCTTGGATCGTTTTCGTCGTGCATTTCTTACCCTCTTTTATCGTATTTGTTTTTTACACCACTTCATATTTAACTTTTCTGACCTGCGACAATACTTAGCATATCTTGCGGATTTGTTGCTTGAACTTCTGCTCCCTGTGGAACATTTGGTAAATTAGGAGTAGGTGCCGGTGGATTAGGCATATTTCCAGCATCATTTTGCATAGCTCCCTGAGCATTTGCCGGTGGAACCTGTAAAGGCTGTCCATCTGGACCTACTGGAGGCGGAGGTAACGGATTACCGTTTGCGTCCATTGGCATTGGCGGCGGTAGAGGAGGTAAAACTTGGTGTCCTAACGCTTGCTGTACTGCAGGGTCAGTGTTTCTCGATAAATCGATGTGTTCTTGAATATGTGCTAATACTGCAGCATTTAATTCGTCACTTTCACGAATATCTGGATCGTCTAGTAAACTTGTATGTTCTTTTATGTGTTCAATATGGTCGTCAAATGCAAAAGCTTTTACAGGAGTTCCTGCCATTAGTCTTTCATTTTCCATTTCTAGTTGATTAATTTTTTTAGTTGATCTATCTGTCATTACATCTAAATTACCAGTATTAATTAACTGTATAAATTGAGCAATAGTAAAGTCGTCAGGCTTCATTTGCATTAATTGTTGTGCAATTTCCATTCTTCCTGCAGTAGTTTTTGCAAGAGGATTTCCTACGTCTACAATTACTCTATTTACTTCTTGTAAATCATCAGATTTAAAAGTTTTCAAATAAGCTTTATTATTTTTTCCAACTATACTGGCTACTCTCGGCTCTGTAGCATAATCTTTTAGAATATTAATTACACCTGTACCAACATCTTCTAGTAAACATACATATTGTTGCTGTAAACCAGAAATAAACTGTACTGCCATAGATTGCACCATAGCTAAAGATGTTCCTGATTTTAAATTAGCTTCTGGATTACCCCGGGTGACTGAGTTTATCCCTGAAAGTGTTTCCATTAGATTTTCTAGCATAGTAATTAACTGAAAACTTTGGGGGGATGTTCCTAAAAGTTGTAACACTTCTGGTTTTTTTAACCCTTCGATAATATTTAATCCGCCGCCTAAATTTGACATGGAAATATTACTTCCAGTTTCGACAAATAGGTTTTGTGTCCCAAAAGCAACTTGATTTGAAAATACTGAAGTATAGCAAGTATTAATTGCATCTTGAATTGGCAATAAATCGTAAATGTTAGCGTAACCCATTGCAGTTCCCAAAACGTCGTTCGGGGAAACTCGATAAACTGGTATTTCTTTGTACGGTAGCGGCTGATCTGTTAAAACACAGTTTTCAGATACTAAAATGATCTCTCTTCCGTCAGGTACTGAATCTGTAGGTCTGTGGAAAAAAGTAAACACTGGAATTTCTTCCGTAGCCATAGTTTTGTTAAAAATTAACCCTTGCCATTCGTCTTTTCCGCCAAGCCCTAAAATTTCAGATTCGTGCTCCGGGAACTTTGCAATAATATCGTATCTATTTTTGAATTCTACTGTAATTAGCCAATCGTGATTTTGATCTTGTTTCGATAAGTCGTAAATAACTTCAAAAGGGGAGAGGTTGGAAAAAGTAATATCACCTTCACGGATTATTACGTCTCTTCCTTCCTCGTCAGTATCTCTTTCTGTAATTTTTCCTTGTCCTTGGTCCCAAGCTGTCTTTACGTACCCGGCTCCTAAAACAATAGCGTATTCCACGGCTGTAGAAATGTATCTTTCTAAGCGTTTTTCACGCATATAGTAATCTAGTAAGCCTGAAGCTAATTGAGCTTGTATAAGCGATTTTGGGTCGGTATTTGCTGCTCTGGCATCAAAACTAGGTCTAGAAGCTAGAGTCATTGTTTTCATGTGTTGAGCAATATTTCTAATGTGGTTTATCGGTAAGTGAGAAAGTTCACCTTGCTCGCCGCCGAAAGTAATTTGGTGCCCGCCGCCGAAAGTGTTGTAATATGCTCCGTGGTAAGCTGCCCAGCAGTCTCTTAGTTTTTGGTGAATACCTAAACCTCGAAGAGTTTGAGTAAAAGTTTCTACTTTATCCATTACTGTAACTGCTACTTCCAGAGGATCGGATTTAGCGGCAAAATATGTCGATTCGATTTTACGATTTGAAGTAGTTACCATTTATTCACCTATTTTTATAGAGCTTCGTGCTACATTAAGTTGTTAAATATTGATTATTTATGTGTATTTTGGAGATTTTTAAGAGATTTTCTGTTCTTTTTTACGAAATGGATTAAAAAGTTCCTTCATATTCTTTTCAAAATCGTTTTTAGGAGCATTTCGGTCGGTAGTATCCCAGAGAACACCTTCGGGGAGAAAATAACTATTTGGATAGGGATTTTTTTGTAATTGAATGTTTCGCACCAGGTAAATTAAAGCATCTGCTGCGTCAAAGTGACCATTTTGTAAGTCTCTTTCGAATTTACTTCTTTTACTATCCCAAGTTGCGTATTTTACGTGGTTAATTAGTGTTTTACATCGCGGGTGGATTATTATCTTTTCCTGTTGGATTAATAATCTCACTTTACTGATTGCAGAATCCTTATCGTCTTTTAGCGTTGGCATAAAATACAATTTGTGAGGCTCTTGTGCTAAATCGTTTAGAAAAATAGGATTATTATTATCTGATACTCGAAGGTATACTGGCTTTGAAGGAAATAATTCATCTTCTTTAATTTTTATAAGTCCCGCTAAAGAATTAGTAGTAACTTTACTACCTTTTAAAAGTATTTCATCTTCAATTATTATTTTACCTTTTAAAAAATCATAATATCCGTATATTACTGCAGTATAGTCTCGAAAACCAATATCCATTGCTGCATAGCTATCGTAAAATGCTGGACGTTTATTTTCTTTTATAATATTTGCCATTTTTTCTTCGGTAGCTTCTGGGAATACTGCGGATTCTTGGTCCGTAATCATCATGCATTTGTACTCACGTTGAAAATCTACGGAGTCATAGCCACCTACCTCTTCTGCGAAACTATCTATCTCTTCTTTAGTATACCTAGGGCAGTCAAATATATCTTTTTTTAGGAGAGTTCCATCGTATTCTGCCTTCTTTACAATCTCCCAATATTCATGAGCTGCAGATTTTGGTAAAGTACTACAGAGTAACATTTTTCCTTTAGTACTATTTAATTTAGGAAATAGAACAGATCGCAATCCGTAATTTAATCCATCACAGAAACCAGCTTCATCACAAATTATTAGGTTCGATTTTGGACCTCGTTGAGATTCAATTTCCCCCGCATTAAAGCCTCCAAGCTCTAGTCTACTCCCATTAGGGAATATATAACAGGATTCTTGAGTTTTATATTCAGGTCTTAATTCTTTAGGGCATGTTTTAAAAATTTCTTGAAAAGTAGCTCTTACAATCTTCTTACCTTGATTTAATCGCGGAGCTATATAGTGGACTGTAATATTAGGACGTAATAGGCATTCTTGTACTCCGATTGTAAGAAGTCCATAAGACTTTCCCATCTGTCTAGCTAAAACTACGACTTGAGTTTTCCTTCTAGATTCTTTGTATTGTTTATAGATTTCTTTCTGATTTGCATCTAGTAGAAAATCTACAATGTTCCCGCTTAACCATATTGCTTTACGGGCTTCTGCAGGAGTTAATGTACTTGACATGCTATCTCCTCTAATAACTTATTTTTTTTACTGGAATTTTCAGATTTAGTTAAGATTTGTAAATTCCAAGGAACATGCAAACCTGATACTGTTTCACCTTGTAAGGGAACTATATGATCTACTTCTCGGGGAATCCCATCTAACTCCTGTAACTCTTTTGCTTTTTTATACACAGCTTTAATGTTTAAAATATCTTCTTCCGTTAACCATTTTGGAGTAGCTTTTAATTTTACCGCATGTCGCAGAGCACTTCGATGATTATGTTGCGCTAAATTTTCACTACGATACTGATCTCTCTGAGCTTTAACTCTATCTTTATTTTTGTAATAGTAATTTCTATTTTTAGTTAGAATTTTCTGTTTATCAGATTTATATTTTTTTAAGTTTCTCTCGGAGATCTGTTTTCGGTGACTATCTCGATATTCTTGAGCATCTTGTAATAACGTCTCTTTGTTATCATTGTAATATTTTTTTTGAGCTTCTCTAATGCGCTCTTTATTAGCGATCCGGTACTCTTTTGATTTAATTCGATCTAACTCAATTTGCTCTGGGGTTCTATTACGCAGTTTATCTGCTTTATATTTTAATTGAGCTTCTCGACGTTTTAAATAATCTTCCCGTGACATTAGTTACCTTCAGATTCCTGCTCTTCTGGAGTTTTTTGTAATGCAATATTAATTAATTCCTGCGGTGATAATTGCTTTAAAGCTTTTTCAGTTTTCTTTTCTTTTTTCTCGTCAACTTCTTTACCTTTAGCCGCTAAAAGTATTTTTGTAAACGTTTCTAATGCTTTCACTTCTGCAAAATCTAGAGGAGCTTTTAAAACTTTTTGATACATGCGATTTATTTCAATTTTAGCAATCTCTTCTGATTGCGAATCTACTCCGAGTACTGTAGCTTTATTTACAAGTAAAGATTCCAAGTGAGCTATCTTATTTTTTTGATCGTCGAGTTTTTCTTTCATAGTGCTGATAGTCAAAAATTGAGCATTTGCATAATCTTGAAGCTCTTTCAAAGTACGAAATTGTGTTAGATCTAATAAATTAGTCATTATCTTTTCCCACCAAATTGGTTAACAATAGCTTCTTTAATTTTTATTGACTCTATAGTTTTCTGCATATTTTCTAAAGAATTTTCCACTTCAGCAAACTTTACAGCATTCTCATTTGAAATTTTCTGTTTTTCCTGCAGTTTTAAAAGCTGAGATACTGGTCGATAAGCTAATAATACTAAAAGTACTGCTGCATCAGGGAATCCAATAGGCAAGGCTATCAATTTTACAATAAATAATAATACTAGTAAAAAATACATGTCATTCTTTCGCATATAAACATCCTGTTTTAAAAAGAAAGTCTGGTTACTCCGTTAGCAGCTTGCTGGGAATTCCCTATAACACTCTAAAGTGTCGGTCTGACTTGTTTTACTCAGACTCTCTACATTAAGTTGTTAAATTATTGAAAATAGTGTGTATTTTGGGATTTTTCAGAAAAGGGCGCATTTAGGGCTTCACAATTGTCATGCTCAGCAACGTACTCACAGCAAGTGGAGCCTAAGCGAAACGCCGCCAAGTAATTCAGCCATTATACTCATAATTACTTTTTTGTCAACAACTAAATTAATTATTTTTAATATTTGTTGTATAATTATATACTAAACTATATATTTTGTCAAGAATTAAGATATATATTTCGAAAGTCCGAGTGGTTGCGGTACTCCAAGAGGAGCGTTATATACTATAAGCTATATTTTCGCCAAAGTAAAGAAAAAAGTTGACATTGTTTTTAAAGTGTGTTATTATTTAACAAATGCTCAGGATGAGCGATATTGGAGCTATACATTCCCTCCCTCTTTTGTATAGCTCCTTTTTTTATTTAGGATGGTATGCTTTTAAAATTCAAAAAAAACGAAAATATTCAAATTACAGATCACTTTACTTCTAAAGAATTTGAATGCCCCTGCTCAGCATGCATTGATAATTTTATTGAAAAAGATTTAGTGGAAAAACTTGAAGGTATTCGAGTAAAACTAGGTCCTCTGAAAATTAATTCAGGCTATCGCTGCCCGGAGCACAATAAAGCTGTAGGCGGGGAGCCTAATTCAGCTCACATGTCAGGATTAGCTGCTGACATTCAACCTATTCCAGTAAACGTAGATGATTTAGATAAACTTTATAACGAATGCTTTGCTCAATTTGACAATATTGGTGACGGCAGACGTTTACGATTTGTTCACGTTGACGTTCGGGCGAAAAAACCAGATGGTAAAAAAAGAACTTGGACTTATTAAATGAAAGTTTACGATAGACTTGAAGATTACCCTAAGTTAGCCGGGGAACGTGCTTTCAAAGACGCTATACAGCGTTTAAAAGATACTTGTGGGCTTTCTCACGAAATGGCTAATACGGTTGTAAGAGTTTTCGCTAAGGAATTAGCGGATTCACTGGTGCAAAATAAAATTATAGATATTCCCCATTTAGGTAGCATTTATTATTTCAATAAACTACACAGTCAGGGAATTTCCTTTAGAGTTAGTCCAGAATTTAAAGCAATTAGAAATAAAGGTGGAACAGATGAGAATAACTTTATCAGAGCAGTCGAAAAGTCTTCTATTAGAAGTACTAGAAGAGATGAGAACGGTATCGACAGCGGCGAATGATACAATAGCATTGGAGGATTATTCCCGATTAGAAGCTTGTATCCTAAAACCTTACAAAAACATTAAGAAAAAAGATGCTTCCGCAATTTGGGATCTTGCAGACGCGGGGGAAAATATTTGCCGTGGAATGTTGGAAAAAAACGAAAAGAATTATTTAGTTCCCAAAATAACAGACACCTTAAATGTATATTTGGAAGTTAAGCAGGAAATTGAAAGTAGATTAATATCAGTATTACCCAAACTTTCAGATAAAACTATAGAATTAATGGAAGCTAAAAAAGAAACTAAAGAGGAGTAAAAATGTTCCAGAAACAGGAAGATTCTTTTATAGTTTCTAAAAATAAAAAGAAGACTATTTGGCGAGCTGGTAATGCTGAAGAAAAAGCAGCTATGCTAAACGAGGCTTCCGAAAAGAAATTAGATTACGAAGTGCGATTTGACGTTGTAAGAGTAGACACTGAGGAACCGGCAGAATTAGAGCCGCTTTCCCCGGGGATTTACCGTTTATTTAACGGCAGCTATTCTAAGCCAGAATCTCTAATTCCCCAAATTATAGCAGAGCGTAACTATCCTAGTTTTCCCGAAGCATTTAACGACATGGATACTGAGTTAAAATGGTTTCAGGATTCTACTAAATTTTTTTCCGACATAGGTATTCGTCGTTCTCGCAGTATTTTGCTTTGGGGACCTCCTGGCTATTCCAAAACAGCAAAGATTCACGACATGGTGCTTAAAAATAAGAATATGGTAGTTATTTTTATGGTATCTCCACCAAGTTCAGAAATGGTAGAAGCATTAAATTCAGTAAAACTGGATAAATTAATTATTTTTGAAGAATTTGCCACTGCTGTAAATAATGACAATAAAATTTCAGCAATGTTAAATTTTTTAGATGGCGACAATTCTCTAAATGATGCTTTTTTTGTTATTACGACAAATCACCCTGAAATTATTCCTCGAAACGTGTTGCGTCCGAGTCGCGTGGATAAATTTATAAAAATTGATAAACTATCCCATACTGATATTGAAAATTTCTTAAAGTTTTACCTAAAAAGAGACGCTTTGCCGGAGGAAATTGTATTAATGAAAAATCAATCTCTTGCAAATCTTCGAGAAATCTGTATTTCTAGCTTAAAAGAGCAAAAATCTTTAGCAGAAGCTGTAAAAATACTGAAATCTAGAGAAGAATTATTAAAAAAAGATTTTGCTAGTCCTAAAAAAGTAGGATTAATGGTTGAAGACGAGTACTAGATGCGAAAACAGATATTTTTTACTGCCGATTTACACATTGGACACGAAAATTCTATAAAATTAGATAAGCGCCCATTTAAAAATTTGGAAGACATGCATCGGGGAATTATTTCTAATTTTAATAAGCAAGTTCCGGCTGATGGAGTTACTTATTTTTTAGGCGACGTATTTACACACGGATCTGAAATTACAAAAGCTGTTATTACTCAATTAAACGGCATTAAAATACTTATTAGAGGAAATCATGACAAAGGTATCGATGCTTGTTATAACATTGGATTTGACGCTGTACTGCATTCTGGAAGCATTTGGATACAAGGTGAAACTGTAACAATGACGCATTGCCCGCTTAGAGGATTATTCCGAGAGGATACTACTGGAATGCATGGATCTGTTCTCGGGGAATTGTGGCACGGAGAAACTCGTCATAAAGATTTTAGTATACAAAATTATGGACAGTTCCATTTACACGGACATATTCACTCTCCAAATGGCGGGAAGAGCGCTAAAATTTTAGATAGACAATTTGATGTTGGATTGCCAGCAAATAATTACAGACCTGTTCACATTTCCACCATAGAATCGTGGATTTCTCAGACAAAACAAAAAGAACTTGACAAAAAATAAATAATAGTGTAGTCTTGTTTTAGATGCGTTTACGCACTGGAGGCAATATGAAATTATTACTTATTTTATCTTTATTAATCCTAACAGCTTGTTCTGTAGCAGAACTTACACAAGAGCAAAAAGATCAACAAGAAATTAATCAACAATTAATTAGAAATCGTAGACAATTTCATCATAAAGACATCTAGTATTTTAAAAAGAGGAGAGAAAATGACACCAAAGCAATTAGAAAGCTATTTGAATAGCGTTTTTGAAAAAAAATCTAAACATTCCACATTTATTTGGGGAGATCACGGAGTTGGTAAATCTAGTATTTTAAAACAAGCTGCTACTAAGCATGGGTATAAAGTAATTGATTTTCGAATTTCTCAAGTTGAGAGTATCGACGTTGCCGGGATGTATTATCCTACTTCTGTAAATGGTACAACCGCTATTGAAAATTTAGCTCCTACTTATTTTTTAGATATGGTGGAATCTGCCTTAAGAAATAACGGTGAATCTAAAATATGTTTGTTTTTTGACGAACATAATATGGGACGTAGAGAAACTATGAATGCTACTTTTGAGCAAGTTTTGGATCGGCGTGTAAAAGGTAAAGTAATGCCGGAAGATGTAATTATTATCTGCGCAGGAAATCCAGAAACTGACGACTACGATACCACTCCAATGTCAGAATCTCTAAAAGACAGATTAGTACACGTATACCTATCTGCTGATAAAAATGACTTTGTAAACTGGGCACAAAATAATAAAATTCATCCTGACGTAATTAAATTTGCCGGATCTGGACATGTTGAATTTAAAGATTCAGGATTTCGGGCAAAGCTAAAGCCTTCTTCTCGATCTTTAGCTAGAGTTTCGGATATACTAAATCTAGGATTGGACGCTTCTATCGAAGACGAAGTTATCCTTGGAATTTTAGGAACTGAGTTAGGTGTGCAATTTATAAAAAACCGCCAAGAACCTGAAAAATCTTTTGATGCGGAAGAATTAATGAGTATGGCTGAACGTTCTGAAGATTTTGAAAGATTAAAAAGTTTTTGTAATCCTGAAAATACTAGATTAGATATTTTAGGAGCTTCTGTAGATAATTTGTATAAGTTTTTTGAAACTACTAATAGACAATTAACAGATTCTGAAGTTGATAGTATTAATTTAGTAATGCTAACTATTCCAGCAGAGTTACTTTATAAATTTTGGAAAGGTGTAAATGAAAACTACAGTACTTTTAGCGCACATGCTTTAACAATTACTTCTGTAACAATTCCAATGTATAAAGGTAAATATTCAGCTTTAAAAGCTAGAATTGAAGGTTTAGCGCCAGTAGCGGAAACTACAGCATCTGATGTACCATTTTAAGGAGCCTGTTAATTTGACGTGGAGGGTTCGATTCCCTTAAGCTTACGATGGTTTTGATGTCGAATTAATTCTAGATAATAGGTAGGTGTTTCAAATACGTTGGAAGTAAATGTGGTTTCTGTATTTCCACAGCCTTTAAATCCTTTTTGGAGAAGTTATGGATAAATTAGAAAGAGCACGTATACAATTAATAAAACAAGAACCATTCTTTGGTAAGATTTTATGTATGTGTACAATTAAAGAAAATAATAATATTCCCACGGCTGGAGCTTACATTTCCAAGGATGGAAAATTTAATTTAGTATACAATAGAAAATTTATGGAATCCCATCCTGAAAATATTCAAACAGGAATTTGGAAACATGAAGTTCTTCATTTATTATTTTCCCATAAAATGAAAGATTTTAAAAATAAAAATAGAGCTAATATTGCTGCAGATATGGCTATAAATTCTTATATTGGAAAAAGGAATCTACCCGAAGGGGGAGTATTTGCAGAAGATAAAAACTTTGCAAAATACCTCACTACACAGAATTATTATCATCTTTTAGGCGGAGACGAAAAGCCGGAAACTGAAGGTGAAAAACAGTATAGTTTTGACGACCACTCAGGATTGGACGAGATTGCAGAAGCTGGAGAAATGTCATCAGAGCTAGAAAAAGCTATACGAGAAGGCGCTGCTCGAGAAGCTGCAAAAGGCTTACGTGCAGGGGAAATCCCTTTAGAAATGCTAAAAATGTTAGATATTGATATTTACTCTGACGGAACTTTAAGTTGGAAAACATTGTTGAGGAAATATGCTAAAGATACTCTTACGAATACTAAAATTTCTACCCGTAACAAGCCTAATCGTCGTATTGGGTTCAGCGCTGATGGAAGTACCGACGACCGTCTTCCTAATATTTATATTGCAATCGACGAATCTGGAAGTATCGATGATGAGTTACTGGCTGAATTTTCTGGAGAAGTGAATAGATTATTTAAAGAGTATTCTGGAAATGTAAAAGTGATGCATTTTGATACTGAAATCTCAAAAGTGGAAACTATTAAAAAAAGTATAGTGAGATTACAACGTTATGGCGGCGGAGGGACAAATATTAATCCTTGCTTCGAAATGTTTGACAAAGAAAAAGGCGACCTATTAATTGCATTTACAGATGGTTATTTTTTTGAGCCATCAATTTGTAAACGTGGAAAAAATGTAATCTTTCTAATTTATAATAACGATGGATTTGTCCCGGAATTCGGGAAAGCGATAAAAATTAAATAAGGATTTAGACTGATGGAACAGGAAATATTATATTGGATGTTTTTAGCAGTTTCTTCGAAAAGTTACGAAGAAGCTTTTGAAATTATAAATAAAGAAGCTCCGAGTGCTGATAATTTACAAAACTCAGTTCTTAGATTTGAAGTAATCAGTAAAATCTGTGGGATATACCATTCTAAAAAATCATTATTTCCAAAAAAATTAATTGAAAAAATTGCTAGATCTTTTTTACAAAATATGTTATAATAGCAATGCTACTAACATTTACACACGGGGGAAAATTAATTGAATCCATCAAATAAATTATTGTCGGATATTACCGCATTTCGTACTTATGCGAAATATATTTCACATCTAGGACGGAGAGAGTCTCTTTCTGAAACTATAAATAGAGATATGATAATGCATTTACAGCAGTTTCCTAAATTATCTAATGATATTACTAAATCTTTTAGATATGTTCACGATTTAAAAGTAATGCCTTCTATGAGAGCTTTGCAATTTGCTGGGGAAGCAGTATTAAAAAATAATGTACGTCAATTTAATTGTTCCTACGCCCCAATAGATGATACTAAGGTATTTTCAGAAGCTTTATTTTTACTACTTTCAGGAGTAGGTTTTGGTTTTTCTGTACAAAAAAGACACATTTCTAAATTGCCAAAAATAAAAAAGAATCCGGAGAGCGTCAGATATTTAGTTCACGATAGTATCGGAGGCTGGGCAGATGCTTTAAATATGCTAGTTGAATCTTACTTCTTTGGAAAAGTAAGACCTGATTTTGATTTATCTTTGATTCGCGCAAAAGGATCTTATTTAGTTACTACTGGAGCGAAAGCTCCTGGACCTGAGCCTTTAAAAATAATGTTAAAGAAAGTAGAGGAGAAATTAAATATTGCACTTGGTAGACAATTAACTTCTTTAGAAAATCATGACATAATGTGCATTATTTCAGACGCAGTACTGGCAGGGGGAATTCGTAGAGCCGCTTTAATTTCTTTATTCGACAGAGCTGATATGGAAATGTTAACTTGCAAACACGGGACATGGTGGGAAAAACACCCTTATCGCGCTCGTGCAAATAATTCAGCAATTTTACCCCGAGATAAAACTACACGTGAAGAATTTGAACTAATTTATGAAATGTGTAAAAAGTCAGGCTCTGGGGAGCCGGGGATAAAGTGGACAAATAACGAAGATTGGGGAACAAATCCATGCTGTGAAATTGGATTACGCCCTACTCAGTTTTGTAATCTCACTACAGTAAATCAGTCAAATATTGTTGATAAAAAAGATTTCTTAGGTAGAATACAAGCCGCAACTATTATAGGAACTTTACAAGCTTCCTATACTGACTTTGACTATCTTAGACCGGTATGGCAAAAAATTACAGAAGAGGAGGCTTTACTTGGAGTCTCTTTTACGGGAATTGCTGACAGTTCTGGAATAGTAACTCCAGAATGGCTACGAGAAGGCGCTTTGCTTACAAAAGAAATTAACGAAAAGTTTGCTAGAAAAATTGGTATAAATTCAGCAGCTAGAATTACAGCAATAAAACCAGAAGGAACTGCCTCTTGCGTTTTAGGATCAGCTTCTGGAATTCATGCAAGACATTCCGATTTTTATATTAGAAGAATTAGAATGAATAAAGATGATGCATTAGCTGTATATTTAAAAAACACAATTCCCGAATTAGTAGAAGACGATAAATTTAGCTCTTCTGGAGTAGTAGTAAGCATTCCCCAGGAATCTCCTTCTGGATCTATATTAAGACATACTGAAACTGCTGAAAGTTTATTTAAAAGAGCTATAGAGTATAATACTAATTGGGTCAGAGAAGGTTACAGAAGTGGAGACGATCAGCATAATGTATCAGTAACTATTTCAGTAAAAGAAAACGAATGGGATATTGTAAAAGAGTTAATGTGGAGCCATAAAGAATTATACAACGGAATTTCCTTATTGCCTTTTGATGGTGGAAATTATGAACAAGCTCCATTTGAAGACTGCACAAAAGAAAAATATGAAGAAATGTCAAAATTAGTAAAAAATATTGACTTAACGAAGGTAGTAGAAAATGAAGACAAGACCGAAAGAATTGAACAACTCGCTTGCGCCGGAGGGATCTGCGAATTGCCCGGAGCCAACTAAAATAAGTGATTTTTGTATTAAGTGTAATAGAGTAACAACTAAAAGATTAGTAGTGGAAAAAAGAAATAGATCTAATTATTACTCGTGCGCTGTTTGTTTGGAAAATAATTCTAGAAAGTATAGAAAAAAGAAATGGCAAAAGTACTTAGCAGGAAAAGCAAATTGCAGAAAAGAAAAATCTGATGAAATTTTAACAGAATTGGATATTCAAAAATTATTTGAAGATCAAAATGGAAAATGTATTCTAAGCGGAGTTACTTTTGATATAGAATCTAAATGGGATCGCCCAAGTTTAGACAGAATTGATAATTTAAAAGGCTACTCTAAAGATAATATTCAACTAGTAACTTGGAGAATAAACCATGCTCGAGGTGAATTATCGGTTGTTGAATTTATACAAATGTGTTATGATGTAGTTGATCGCCAGCGTGAATTATATGCTAAGCATTATAAAAAAGTAATAGAAGGATTCCAATTATGAAAATACAATTTAGTTTACATCACGAAAATGCAAAGACTCCCACTTACGCAAACGAATCAGACGCTGCATTCGATTTATACGCTGCAGAATTCGCTGTGAATTTTAACAGTGATTTAGTGGAATACGAAACCGGAGTTAAAATAGCTATACCAGACGGATACGTAGGGTTAATTTTCCCCCGGAGCAGCATCTCAAATAAAAGTTTATCTCTTAGCAATTCTGTAGGAGTAATCGATCCCGGCTATTCTGGAACTATAAAGTTTAAATTCAGGATACTGAAAAATACTCCCGGCTACCAAGTAGGCGATCGTATTGGTCAGATGATAATTATTCCTAGACCTAAAATTGAACTTGAAAAAATAGATGATGTAGGCGGGGATCGCGGTGGATTCGGGAGTACAGGTGCTTAACTTTTTTAAAAAACTATTTAAAATGGAACGAACTATTGTTTTAGTTGATTACGAAAATCGTATCCAGTATTTTAATACAAAAACATACCCGGAGGCGGGAAGGCTGTTCTTTTTTTATAAAGATAATAAATCTTCTCAGTTGCTAATAGAATCTTTTACAAAAAATGGAGATGTTTTTAATTTACAGACTACAAAAGGGCTTTACTTATTGCGATATGTGTGTTAGGATAATGTTGCGGGGAAAAACAGGTAGCTCCTGAAACATAAGTGTATTCTTATATCCCCGCCTCACATAGGAGAATTTATGCTTTTAATTACAAAAACTATTTTACTAGGATTTTTAGCCATTTCAGCTATATTTAGCTTAGTAAACGGAAGTTATCAGCTTTCGCAAAAACTTAGTTTACCGGGAACTATTATTGTTTTTGGAGCTGTTTTAGCTATTAGCTATTTTACAGGAAAATTACTTTTATGAGTTTACCCAGCCTAGCAGAGGTTTACGCACGTTGGCATAATCCAAATTGCGGATTCGAACTGGAACCTGATAGAAATGTAGGTACAGCTCAGACTTCAGAAAATGGAATACTTTTTCATTCTACATTTTTAATGTTATTGGATATGCGGGGAGAAGGCAGCTCTTACGCTTACGAAACATTTTTACGAGATATTGTAAATTTAAAAACGGATACGTCTGGAGTTTTCGACAGAGCTGCAGGAGATTCAAAAAATATTCCATACGCTACTCGAAATGAAAATTCACAAGATAATTATTTAGGTATACTATGCTTTCCTGGGAAAACTTTGGAGAGTAGAATTAATATCTATAGTATTATTAAAAACGATATCGCAAAGCACGGGATGTTTCATTTTTTTATTTATAATAATGTTTCCCCAAGAATTAGTTTACCAATGAATCCTGGAAACTGGAGTATCTTTTTAGCTACTGCAAACTATAATAAATTTTTTGAATTATTATTTTTACCATTTTTTATAGTTAATTTTTTTATTACTAATTTTTTAATGTCAGCTTGGGAATCTTTTAAAAAAGTTCCACAAAGCACTTCAAATAAAATTTTGTATTTACTGATACTATATTGTTTACGGAATAGATTTGGGTACAAATGGATGTATAATTTATACATAAAAAGAATGCGTAAACTTTTTGGTGAAAACTTCGTAGAAGAATTAATGAAAATATATTATCACCACGCAGAGCATCCTAACAGACTATATGCTGCTGGAATAAAATTAGAGGAGATTTAAAATGGAAAACGACATTGAAATTGAAACAAGAATAGACACTGACGATTTAAAGATTACTGAAGTGGACGGAGCTTTCGAAATTGAAGTTGACGACGAGACTGAAACATATAAAAATCTTATAGGAATTGGCAGAGCTTTAAAAAATGACGCTACAGAGCAGGAAGCTTTTGAATTAGCTTTAGCAGCTATTTTAAATCAGAGAATGGAAAAAGATGAAGCTTGATTATTTTGATAAAGATGGCGAATTTAAAGCTTTAGTGTATAAAATAAAAAGGGAATACTGCTATCGATCGAGTAACACAGATGAATACATTTTTAGATTTTTTTGTGGAAATGAAGTAGTACATTCTTTCGTAGCTATGGAGTATTTACATTATAAAAGAGGAGCTGACTTTTACGTAGCCGGTTTAGATATGGCGGTAAAACAACTCAAAGAATACAAAAAAGGAACTAAAATTGAAGTTGATATCACTTGGTAAATGGATTTTATTTGGACAAGTTTTCCCCCCGTTTACACGAGATAAAAATGGCTGGGAGCTGCTTTCTGTATTCCGATTTGCTAAAACTAAAAATATTGTACAGCGGGGAAATGGGCTAGTTACCACGTATTATTTTAATTTCTTTTGTTGCGGATTTTTCTTGCAAAAAATTGAAAATAGGTTAAAGTTAATATGAGGATGCCCTGCTTCGATTCGGAAGGTAACTATAAAATTCCGGTAAAAATTGCAATAGTTCAGGATATAGGTCCTATTATTAGAGATGTTTACTTTTATGATTTATATGTTATGGACCATCTCGTAGCTTGCGCCGAAGCTATAACTTTACAGGAAGCTATAGATTACTTTAAACTTATACCTGAGTACAGAAATATAAACTGGGATGAAGTGGAGCTAGATGAGTATACTAAGTGACGAAGATATTATTACTATGTTGCAAATTGAAGTGCTCCTAAAAGAAGATGCTACAGACACGCCATTTCGTCGAGCAATGCTCAAAAAATATAATGCTCTCAGATCTTGGGCAGACGATCAGGATATACTGAGAATGCAGGAATTAGGCTTAGCAGTACCTATTAAACCAAGATTCAGTAAATGTACAAAATGTAAAAAATCTCAGATTTCTGTTGACTTAATTTGTAATCACTGTTACAATCTCACATTGCAATTATTGGAGGCAAAACGATGATTACCAAAAACCATGCCTTAGCGATAATGGAAAACTCCCACTCTGACAGATTATCAAAATTTTCAGATGTGGATTTAGCAATTACAATTGCAGCCGGGGTCGGCAACGGAAGTTTATCTTTTTTTTACCCAAGCAAAGCAGCGGTAAAATTAAAAAGTAAATTACGCGCAAACGGATTTTATTTAGAAACTGTAACTTTTCGCAGTATGCCAGCAGAAGAGCATATTACAGTATTTTGGGACACAGATATTTTAAGTTCAGAAGAAAGAAATATAGAAGCAGATTAGTAGGAGTAAAAATGAAAGTGTATATTGTAATAGAAGAAGATATGGTAGGAGCGCGAGCAGTAATCGCAGCAGATACTCGGGAAAAGTGCGAGAAGAGACTTTTTCAAGAATTTAATCAAGATTTACGTTCTCTAGGAAACGGAGTATACCGCTGCGGAAGTAGTGTAATTAGTATACAAGAGTTAGATTTAGAATAGTGTTAAGTATATTTAATCCTGATGGGGAATTTAAAATTGCCATTAGGGCTTACCGAACTCACGGTTCTGAATTTTTACTGTACGTTTGGGATTTAGAAAAGACTACAAAATGGGAAGATGTTTTCGAGCACAGGCTTGCAATTTTTAATGTACGACCTACAAAAAATATTAGAGAAGATTTGGAAGGTTTAATGCGGGGAAATGGCATGTATAACACTTATTATTTGGCGGATATTATAATATGAAAATAGCTTACTTTCACGAAGACGAAATTACTTTAGCATACGACGTAGACGATTTAGACGGTAAAATTAATTTTGAAATCGGAAAAGATTTTGAGTTAACTATTGGCTGCACAGTAAAACATCCAAAAGACCCCCCTAATCGTAAGGTAGGAAATCAAATTGCAGCCAGTAGAATTATCTCAAAAGTATTTACTGTAATAGATTTAATATACCTTCAAAATGGAGACGCAGTTTTAGTAGCAAAATGTGACAGTCTTATTCTCACAGCGGTAAAAAGAAATATAAACAAAAATTTTTATATAAATACGGCGATGAAATGCTAACTATTTTTGATGACGATGGAGATATTAAAAAAGCTAAGTACCACATTAAAATTTATCAAGACGCTAACGATACGCACTATTTCAAAATAGGATTGCTTCGGGAAACTTCTACTTTAATTAACTTAGAAAAAAGACATGATATGTTTTCGGATACTGCTGACAATTTTGTAACTGAATATTTAAATATATTGCAGATGTCAAGTTTTTTTAGATTTATAGTTGTCTCAGAAATTTACTATAAAGGTAAATTAATCCTTGTAATTCCCGCGACAGTTTGAACACAATTTTGTGGAGCCATTTACAATTTTAAATTGAGCTGAGCATTCCTCGCAAATTCTAATAGTACCTATGGCATCATGACCTAGTTTTTTTCGACGCTTTGCATCGTACTCCAATTTGTATTTCTTATAGCATTCTGGACAGCGGGAACCTGACCACTCGGCACCGGAAGCATCAGCGTAGATTCTTTTAGTACCTACGTATCGGGTAAAGATTTTATCTTTTTTTACAGTACAGTGAATGCAGAATTGTTTATCAATCATTTAATATCCTATATAATATAGTGTAACCTCGTTTTGAAAAGTAAGATAAGTCAGCCTTAGTAAAATACCTAAGTCCTGCGGGACTCGACGACATTGTTGTAAACACTCTTACTTGATGTAAACCGTTCTTCAGAGGAGATTTAACTATTATCAAACTATTTACAATTTCGCCGGAGTCATTAAAATAATCTAAAACCATGTTGACAAGTATACCAGAGTGTGGTAAGGTTGTCAAGAGGTGATTATGCAATTAGATTTCTTTGATCACGATACGGGAAAAATATTTACTGACGACTGTGTAGTAATTAAAAGTATTGAAGGGTCATTTATAGCATATAGAGGTTTTTATATTGTTTTATGGCAGCCGGATTCGGGAATAACTTACATGCCTGTAACCCAGTTCATAGAATGGTGGGAATTACCTAATACACAAAAAAGAAAAGTCAGAGTAATTAATAGGAGTGGAAAATGTTTAACCTCTTTAAAAGAATCTTAGTAAAGTATTTAGTAAGACAGTATAAGGTAGTATTTAATATAGCTACCTCAGAGTCCTTTATTGTATCCTACGTATCTCAAGACGGGTATGTAGTGCTGCTTACACAATATGATACCTACCTCCCACTAAAATATAAAGTGTTCAAGAAAAATTTTTCTAAAGCACTTAGCATTGATAACGATGCAGTATCTAGTATCTCAGACAATAACATAATACTGTCTTCAGGTAGGTCAGTGAAGCTGACCGACATTAACGAGCAACTAGATTCTGAAGAAGGCGCAGACTTCTTCTAAGAATCGTCAGGCGCGAGGCAGTCCTCCGCTGTCGCTAGCCTATTGTAACGCAGCATCCTGCTGCTGGGAGAGTTATGAAGTTAGATTACTTTCAAGACAATGGTGAGATCGATCCAACATGGAAGGGTTGGTTTTGGATCGAGTGGGGAGATAGGTATACAGTACCTCATGAAAAAGCTAATACTATTGTAGTATCTGCGTCTCAATATCAAAAAATAGTAACATTTGGAATCGAGAGCGTACCGGATTCCCCCGCCCCTGAAGCACCTAAGCCTAAAAAAGAATCTACCTTACCTAAACAGTTTCGCGGGAAGCCGCTGTTCCGGGGGCAAAAATGAAATTAGTTTACATTAAAGATGACGGATCAATAGATCAAGAGTATACTGAGAAACGTTTAAATGTATTCTCAGCTACGATAGATCAACTGATAGCTATACAAGCAGGAGTTTACTTTAATAATCCTCTAATAACTCCAAAAACAATACTAAAGGACAAAAATGAAACTTGAGTACTTCACAGAGGATGGGGAAATAGAAAAAGGATACCCGCTAAGGGCATTCCGGGAGCAGGTGGACGCTTTGTCTAGAGCTTATGGGAGGGCTATGACTCAGCAAATGTATACTCCTCCATTAGGAATCCAAAGCGCCCATGCTATAATGAACTTGCCAGGAGGGATGGTAGTATACGACCCGGGGGATAAAGATGAGACTTGGTTACTTCGACGAGAACGGGGAAATTTATCCCGAGAATACTGTATTCATAGCTCCTTCCAAGCGAAAAAATATGTACTTTTACAAATATGTAGGTACTAATTGGAATTCAATGTTATTTGATAAAGAACTTTTCGATAAAGAACTTTTCTCTTTAGTGAAAGCTAACTATAATTTAATACATACAACTGAGGCTTTTTTAACAACTTAAGGTAGAGAGCGTCTTGGGACGTTATTAAGGAAAGACCAAATATCCCCGCTTAGCGGCTAACTTAAGGTAAGAGATATTGATTAGGGACAGGTAGCCAAGCGGCGGCATCCCGCGAGCAGCAATGCACATACCACTCAGCATCGAAGATTAAGATCTGAGCGTTACCCAAGCCACTACTTCGTTCAGCATGCACAACCTGAACACTATACTACCTCAAACAAGCCTTCGGGAATCCTGAAACAAGCTTATGGTAGCACTTGGTATCTGAAACGGCACAACAAACCCGGGAATGATATCGATACAATTCCAAATGAGGTCTTCACCCCATAGCTATTGTATTGTCTGCTGCGAACCTTCATGAATAACTACCCTCCAGTATCCCCGGAGCCTCTCCAAAGGCTTCCTATGGCTCCTAGCAACATAATGCTATAGTGTCATACGAGTACGTACTATCAGATACATAGGAATAGCTGTTTGAGCTTGCACAACTTAGGTAGTTCCTAGTAGGTATATAGAGAGTGTAAGTTTATTTGACGGCGACGAAGTCACCTACCCCCCCTTAGAGTGCTAACCTTAAGATAACCTTAAGGCATGGCTCTTGCATTGCAAGTTGTGTGCCAAGTAATGTGGCATGATTATTGCAAAGGCATGCTAATTGCATATGTAATTGTTATTACCGATAATAGTAGTTATCGGGTATAGAAGTTTTCAATGCGTAACTTTTACGTAAGTCTTAAAGGTGGTGGCATTTTGGCACTGATAATATAATGGTTGACGGCTGAATTAAGTAAGTGAGGAATGACATTGTTTTTTACCCTTTTACTTTAAATCAATTTTTAACATGCATATAAGGATGTCACTCAAGTTAAGTCATTGTAATCAATGATATTACCATCTTTCAATATGTTATCCTGTACTAATCGTTGACAGTGTATATTTTCCTGACAGCGCGTAATTACTAGGAAATTACGCTTTTCGTATATAGTTTAGTCACAACAATATTAGTTTATTCAATAATATCATAGCTTTCCAGTTGGCACGGTTCCTGCTTTATATATTAGTATAACCGACAAAGGGAGTCAACCATGATAAATCCAAATAAAGTTCACCGTTCTTTTGGTAAAATTCAATCAATTCAATTAGGTATGAATTCAACCCTTATAAGTGTTAAATTAAATAATGGGCATATATTACAAGCTTCATTATTCAAGCATGAGATGCCAAAATATACCCTTGAGATTGGTTTAGTTGTCAATTTTCAAGCCGGTTATTCGATTTTTTCAGACGGTTATTATATTAAAAAAATAGGTTCGAAAAGAAAAGTATAATATTACTTGACTTAATTAGTAATATGATTTAATATCAGGTATGATCTAAAATTTTTAAAGGGGGGGGATTATATGAGTGTTACACTTCAAATAAAATATGCTTCGACCGACTCAAAAAAACCGTTCTACCGTGTATTATTCACTCATACCAACGGGCACGAGATCAAGTACGATCACTTCTCTTTTCAAAATGCCTTTAATCAATATGATTACATTTTACGAGAAATTAAATTGAACGTGGTTATTAAATAATATTAGTTAACTTAATTAGTAATATGATATCTCAAAATTTTAACACGGGAGTAAAAAATGAATACTGAAAAATTAAATTGTTTAGATCAAGTAAATCACTTAGGTTCTTCAAAATTCGGTTTTATTTCTTCAAGTAACTTAGTTGCTCAATTAGAAAAATCCGGTTTGCAACTAGATAAATTGGTTGAAATGAAAATCAGAAAAAATAAAGAGGTGCGCCAAGGTTTTCAAAAACATCGCATGCTCTTTAATACAGGAATGAAGACTAAAGACGGTCAATTACAGTTATTAGTTACTAATTCTCATGAGGGTAGTACAGCTTTAAGATTTCAGCTAGGATTTTGGCGTATGGTATGTTCGAATGGCTTAGTAATTGGTAAATCGATAGTTACACCAGTAACCTTAAGACATACTTTAGAGAATGCAGGTAAAATAAATGATACGATTGAAATGATATTAGACCAAAAAAATAAAGTATTTGAATCAATTGAATCTCTGCAATCTAAAAAATGGAATGCTGAACAATTGCAAAAATTCACGAATGAAGCTCTAAAAATTCGTGGTTACTCAGAAAAATTAAGTAATGTTTTACCGATGTTTGAAGTAAAGCGTGCTGAAGATCAAGCCAGCGATGCATTCAGCGTTTTTAATGTAGTACAGGAAAATATTATAAGAACCGGGTTTAATGTAGTAAATGAGAACGGTAAAATAAGTAAACTACGCGCTATTAAATCACTTGATGAACAAAATCGAATTAACAGTGAATTATGGGATTTAGCAGTCGCATCTTAAAATAAACTAATAAGGGCGTGGGATAAAATCTCCCACGCTCTGAATTAAGGGGATAATATGGAAAATTTAATAACAGAAATTAAAAAAACAATTGGAAACAAAATCTTTTCAGTTGAATTCGTAAAAAAAGATGGTTCAGTACGTGAGATGGTTTGCAGGTTCGGAGTAACTAAACACTTAAAGGGTGGAGAACTAAATCATAATCCCGCTGAATTAGGTCACTTAATTGTTTTTGACATGCAAAAAGAAGCTTATAGAACGATAAACGTCAATACTTTAAAGCGTATTAAATTTGAGGGTCAAGAGTATATTTTTTAAGGGGGATTTTATGGAAAATAAAAAAGATTAAAAAGTCACTTAATTTAAAATGAGGTATTTATGACAAAGTATGAATTTATAGGAATGAGATCAACACTTTATAAATTAGCCGGTACTTTAGGGACTTGGAATGAGCAAATAGATGATATCAATATTTATAATGCTTACGATGGTTTAAGTAGTGCTTTAGATGACTTAGAAGAACTAGGCTATTCCAAAGGATGGCTTGACCGATCAAATAATGAAATAATTGAAGATTAATACTTGACTAGTTTACTTAATTTTTATATTATATAAGTAACAAGGGGAGCAAAATGAAATTAAAATTATTGACAAGTAACTCTAAACTAAAAAAAGATAATATTTTCAATTTTGATATCCCTGCATATAAGTCAAGTACCGGACTAATAACGTGCCCGCATGCAAAAGACTGTATTGCGAATTGTTACGCCCGACAAGGAACTTATAATTTTTCAGGCGTAAAGCGTAAACATGAGGCGAATTTAGCGGCTTCATTACTTGACTCATTTAGTGTAGAAATGATCGGAGAAATAATAACTAGTAAAGCAAACATAATTAGAATTCATTCTGCGGGGGATTTTTACAGTCGGGAGTATATCTCTAAATGGATTTTAGTTATGGAAGGCTTACCTCATGTTATTTTTTATGCTTATACGAAAAGTTTTAAAATGTTCGACGGTATGATTTTACCTGAAAACTTTAAAATGATACAATCTCAAGGCGGAATAAATCCAATTGACGAAAATAAAGCGCATGCAAAAGTTTGGGAAAATGAAGCCGATATCCCCGACAATTACAGTAAAGCAATTGAGTCCGATTTAAACGCGGTATATGAGCAAAAAATAGCACTGGTATATCACGGCGGCAAAAAACATAATGGAAATGCGTTTATAAACAAGGCGGCTTAAAATGAAACGAATAATAAGACATGCATTATCAGACCCCCGGGCACGGTTGGGCTAAGGTAAAAAGAAGTGAACTAATTAAACTAGGAATTCAAAACGATATTACTAGTTGTAGTTATCAGCGCGGTGAATTCGTATACTTAGAAGAGGATCAAGATTTAAGTACTTACGTAAACGCTTTAATTAAACTAGATATTCAAGTGCAATTTAAAAATAAACAAACTAATAAACGCTCTAAAATTAGAAATTATGAATCATATTTAAATCAATGAGGTAAACAATGGGAACGAGAAACTTATTTACAATTATTCACGACGGTAAAATAAAACTAGCAAAATATAATCAATGGGATGGATATTTAGACGGTCAAGGAAAAGATTTAGCTGAATTCATTGAAAATGATTTAGTCAGTATCGAGAACTTAATACTAAACTTAAACCGTGTTAAACTGTTATCAGCGGAGAACGACGCGGAATTAATTGACTCAATTTATAATATAATGAATTCGAAAAGTGACGAATATAAAAAACTTGATTATCCTTTAATTACTCGAGATACTAATATTAGAGATCAATTACAGGCAATCAATATCGGAGTTTTTGAATTGCCTACAGTGGATAATAGCAGCTTTAAAAATGATGGTTTGTTTTGCGAATATGCTTACGAATTAAACTTAGACGACTTCACTATTAAAGTTTTTGAGTCTCGTAAAAATGCTAAGGGCGATTATTTTTGTGATAAACTAGTACTAAACTGTGATATTTTACAATATCCGGAATTACTTGATATCGAAATTAAAAATAGAGAGGCACAAAATGCTGAATAATATTATAAAAACAATACAACGCGGGCACGAGATAAACCGAGAAGATTATCCTAGTATTTTAGAGGCGCTTATAGCTTATAAACAGCTATTAGAAGAGCAAAACACTGATGACCTTGGGGATTGTTGCCCGAGATGCGATAAACCGCTTAAAGAGCAAAATTACGACTCTGAGTACTGCGATAGTTGCATTGAACACGAAATAGATAAACGAGAGTCTTATAAAGGCGAAACTTACTAAGAGGTATACCATGCAACAAAGACGGCATAAACAGTTTGGGTATTTGTTTACTGTATTAGTTATCATAGAAAATTTAACAGTAATTAAATATGAAACTGGACGGATAGAAACTAGGAATAAACAAGAGTTATTTACTAATAGTATTGAGGTTAAAAATGAAGCTTAAATCAGAAACTAAACAGACTATAGAATTCCTAAGTAACCGTAACGCTAGCTTACTGGACGGTAAAACACTATTACAAGGCTGTGAACTGTTAAACTTAAATTATGACATGGTACAGCGAGGACTAATACTATTACATCGTAAACAGCTAATTGACAGAGATTCCCGAGGTAAAGGCACTAGCTATAGTTATCCTGCTAAACTAGGACTAGGCGACATTGTAGAGGCTATAGAAGGCATTGACTTAGCTTACTTAGGTTATGTTCAAGATGTAATAGACGGACTAAACAAAACTACTTTATAAGGGGGATTTATGCAACCACTTTGGACGGCAGTAATTGGATTCGGAGTAATTTATGGCATTGGGTTTACTTTTGGGTGCATCGAGTATACTTTAAAAAATAGAAAACAACTGAAAGAAGCTCTTAAACAGCAAAAAGAGATTTTTAAACAGGGTAGAATAATTAAATAGGAGTTATTTATGTTAAACAGCATTCTAAACTTAGTTCTAGCTATAATGTTATTTTACGGAGTAGCTTACGGGATTGGCTTTGTATACGCTTTATTTAAACACCGAGCAGAAATTAAAGAAGAAGCTATTAAACTTAAAAGTAAACTATAAGGGGGAAAATATGGATTTAGAATCACTAAAAGTAATTAAAGAAGTATTTGAAGAAGAGCTAGCAAATCCTAAAACAGTAGCTAGAATTTATGCAGACGAAACATACAAAAACTTTATGAAAGCGCAATACGAGGCGCTTACAGAGCTAATAGAGGCACGAGAAGACCTAAACAGACAGATAGAAAACATAATGAGGTAATTATGATTTTAAAAATACTAGGATTTATTGGATTAGCTTTATTTTTAGTATTTACTTTTTACATGTTTATATTGGAAATTTCAGATGAGCACAATATTAAAACGCTCTCTGCAACATTTGCTTCACTGGGAGGATTTGCATTCTGTTTTTACTTCCCGCCGGAATTCGAGTCGATGCTATGCGATTTAGGCTGTTTGGTAGCGGCAATTCTTTTCGGTATCTTATTGTATTATATACAAGTTTACATTTATACTATACTAAACAGCATATTGCAAGTTGACAAACTTTAAAATTTTGGTATTATAATAAACAGGAGTACTTATGCTAATAAACATGACTAAACGCAAATTTAAAAAAGAGATGAAGAGGCTAAAAGAAGGTAATACTTATATAACTTATTATACATGTTTGGAAATTGATTGGAAACTTCGTGGGATTTGGGAATCTTGTCTTGAAAAAATCCAAGAAGAGGATATATTTAGAGAGATGCAAGGACTAAACGCTTACAAACACTTAAAATTTTTAGCAAAAGAAGAAACTATTTTACGTAGACATTTAATATTGGATGCTTTTGAAATTGAAGTATTAAAAACCTGTAAATTTATAGAGTAATTATGAAACATTTAGAAATAAAATTTAAATGCGCTAAACACAGGGAGGATCAGTTAATACTAATTAAACAGATTCGTACCTACATGATGATTTTTAAAGCTCTTGTGGCAGCAGGGCATTCCGAAGCTGCGGAACAGTATTTAGACAGCTCTGTAACGGTATTTAATAAATTAGTAACACATAATGTAAAACATGCACAGCATGCCACAAAAACGTTCACAAATCATTTCTGGAAAAAGGGAGCATAAAATGACATTGGAAAAAGCATTGGAAATTGTAAAGCTAGCAATAGC